ATGAGCTTCACCGCACTGTCCGATCTCGCCGCGGACAATGGAATCGCGGACGATCAAAGCCCGGCATTCCCCTTGATCGTTGACGGGCTGACGATCGTGTCGACCATCGCCGCCGCGACCCTCGCCATGGGTTGGCCGCGCGCTTACGCGTGGATCCTGCTGGTGCTCGGCACCGCAGTCTCCGTCGGAGGAAACTCGGCACACGCCGTCACCAACGGGGGCGGTTCGATCGCGGTCGCCATCTCGGTCATTCCGCCGCTCGTCCAGCTCGCGAGCATTCACCTCGCTATCACGCTTGCGAATGAAGAGTCGCGGCCTGCCCTCGCTGATGGGTCACCGGGCCTCAGTGTCGACGCGCCCGGCACGGAGGAGGAACTTCTCGCCGCGGCTTGAAACCGCCTGGCCGGTAAAAACAGCGCAGTGCCACTTAGCCCCCGACCGCGTGTGGTCGGGGGTCGGCGGCGCATTCATCTGGCTCGGCGGGCGCGTGCTCGCGGCCAGGCCCGCTCGCCGCCGCGCATCAGGCCTCGAAGAAGTCCACGGAGTCAATCGTTGGACGCCCAAGTAGAGGACTATCTTTCCATTCTCCAGTCACGAACCCCGTGTGAATGTCCTTCTCCAGCGGAAGAAGGTCCAGATCGACTGGCATCGGCCCCTCGCGCGTCCAGAGAGGCACTCCCGGCAGCACTATCTCGGAATGCGCTAGCTGCCACGGATATTTAACAACAGTTCCCACAATGTCGCGGATTTGGATATTGCAAATGTGAATCATGCTAAGCAGACCCTGAGAGAGGCGTGGATCAAACCCTTCCGGAAATAGCAAGCCTGACGAAAAACCCTGCACCCAGTTCAAGTCGGAATCCGGAACCCGAAATGCGCTTACCACGATATTGGAGGGCATCCCAAGGGCGATCCGGTGTCGGTCCTCTGCCTTCCACTTAAGAGGTGCAGTCTGAGAGACGTTGAGTACTGCAGACGTCTTCGCAAACCAGCGGGAAAGCAGCTCGACGTCGCCTCTATTGAGGTTCCGATCGCGCTCAAATATGAGCGGTTCGACTGCGGCTTCTAACCGGGACATCCAGCCGTTATTGCAGACGTTGCATACGCGACTTTCTACCATCGTTCGCGCCGGCATTGGCCCGCGTTTATCGGTTTCTACGCCCATTGCAATACTGAGACGAAATGGCTCGAAACGCAGTTGCTCTTCTGTGAAGTGCTTGAATGACCACTGGGGGAAGATGTGCTCTTTCGTCGGCGTCGCCTGCCCAGTCGTACGGGGGCACATCCAACAGAACGGCGTCACCTCTAGGTAGCGCGAAGCGGCGGCCCGACTCCCGCTGATCTTCTCCTTGTCGTACTTCCGAAGGCCGGAGGCGGGGTAAGTCCTGTCAACGTCTCTGCGCACTGCGAGATCGTAACTGCACAATCGAGAAGTACATGCCGGACACGAATCGCGACCGACACATTGACCCTCTGCGGTCTTGCCCATCTTTCGCGCTGCGGTTCGGCGCCGGCACACGGTGGGGTTCGCACCGTCTCCCCGCACTGTCGGCAGTAGTGCGTCCGATGGCCGCCGTTGTTCGCGGTGTCACAGGCGCATACCTACCAGCCGACGATGCATACGTTCGGCCCGAGGTCGTGCCCGTTCGGGCATTGACGCGGCGCGGGCTCGACGGACTTCACAGGGAAGCTTCGCACACACGTTCGACGTTTGATACCGTGCCTTCACCCGGCGCGGAGGGAAGCCGCGCCGGGGTCTACATCTCAGGCCTTCTGCGTCCCGGTTGTTGCAACCAACTGTTCACCGTTCGCGGCAGTGGCTTTCCAGCCCCCACTGAGACTGCCCAACACCTGTTCCGCGAGAGGCGCCAGCCCATCGCGGTCCGCTACCTCGCCCTCACCGCGCACCTGCGAATCCAAATCGGAGATCTTCACAGCGTGCACAATCGTGTACTCACGAGCGAGTCGCACCACTTCTTCCTCCGGAACGCGAAACGGATCATTCGCAGTAAGCGCATCGGAAACGATCTTCCCGTCTGAGTGCAGGGCGGCGATATCATGCGATGAAAGAACGGTCTCGGCCTCACCGCCAGGCGATACAGCCGGGGCCAACTCGCTGGCGCCTCTCGCGAGCTTGTGCTGAATGGTGTCCCGGATCTGGGCCAAGGTCGTCTTGCGGTTGATGTTCATTCGCGAATCATGGCACGCAGTGGGTAACCACATAATCCAATCACGTGATCTCTACCGCGGGTCCAGTTCGTCTGGTTTGATGCGCAGGTGACAGATGCACCCAAGGCCTCCGATGAGACCGTCCTTCGATTCTTCGTGGGATCCGAGGATGGGCGGAGATCAGCTGAGTGGCGGATCTGGACCGCGGCCGAGGGACGGCGCCCAAAGGATGATGTATACCTGTCCCCACAGCTAATGATCAACGACTCGAAGATCAGCTTGCACAGGGATGGCATGGCTCAGATCGGGCTGTCTAAGGCAGTCCGTGACCAGCTGAGGCCCGGCGACAAGAAGGCGCTTCTGCGGTGGGAGATGGCGGACGTCGAAGTCATCCCTGGATGGAAAGCGCGGTACGTTTTGCAATTTCCAGAGAGCGAACTCGAACAATTGGACAGCGTCCCCCTCAAGGCTGTCCGGATTCCTTCAGCAGGTGCAGGTCGATCCCTCCATGTGATCGTGATGACATCCGGTCCGGACTGCACGCTTCCGCCGGGAACGAATGTTGCAGCGTTGCTGGGCAGAGGAAATGGCGGCCATGTAGCCGTCGTGGTTCTTGAGACCGACTTCGATCCCCGCACATTCGACGCGCTAAAGGCGGGACCGGAAACATCGTTAACCGGGTGGTCCGTGCCGAGTGTGGTAACCGAACGAGAGCCATTCGGATGGATCGTCCATCGCAGGTATGACGAGGTTCGGGTATCAACCGAGTACAGCTTCTTGAAGCGTCGTCCGGAACGAAAGCTCGCGCTCGCAGATTTCGAGGGCGCCGTTCTACCATGGGCCAAGAAGCCACCAGAGGCCGATCACCGTGATGCCGCCTGCGCAATCCTGGTCTGTAGTCAACGGCGGCGCCCGAAGCTCTACGTCGACCGACGCTCACGCTGTAACCACGAACACCTCGCCGGCGACGCGATGGATTTAGTAGCTGCGTTCGACCGTAACGAGATCGATCGTGGCTGGAGCACACTCCGGAACGGCGAGTACTTCACGATGATCGGAATGCCCGAAGTCCTTAAAGCCAAAGGGCTCAACCACTGGGTGAGGGGGCCCGGCCGTGCATCACGACAACGCCGGGAATGACACTGGGACCGAACTATCGATCATTCACCCGACCTATACCGCGCACACAGTTCGTCTGGTTTGATGCGCACGTGAAGAAGATGATCTTGGCAGGTTCGGTCATTGCCGGCGTTGCGTTCAGCGTTGCCGGGTGCGGCAATGGAGACAAGACATCGGCTCCCGCTCCGGAAACGGTGACCGTGTATCGCACCGTTACGGTTGTAGCCACGCCCTCGCTTGCACCGACGACGACCTCTCGGCAGCCTGTGGCCGCGCCGGTCACTACGACCCCACCTCCGCCTCCTCCAGCGAAGGTTCCAAAGACCACGATCAGCGACGGAATCTTCGCGGTAGGTAGCGACGTCGCCGCCGGGACTTACTCCACGCAGGGGCCCCGATCGGACCTGGGAATGTGCGCGTGGACATTCCTGCCGTACAAGGGTGCAAGCCTGGGCGAAGCCGAAGGTGGCAGCTCAACGATGGGCCCTGGGTACATGCAGCTCGATGAGGGTCAGATCGTTCAGACGATCGGTTGCACCTGGACTCTGGACGGATGACGTCTGATCGTCATCTGCCAGCACGAGACTCGTCCGGAACAGAAATGTATATGGTGTGCGTCACAGCCTCTGGATTGTTCCGCGTCGGTTTCTAGACTCGTCGTCGCACCGGTCGTCCCCCCCAGCGAAGTCCGGTGCTGAGGACCCCGCCGGCCAACCCCCCCGTGGCCGGCGGGGTCACCTGCCGTCAGGCCCATGCGGGTTAGGGCCCCGTTCTTCCGGCCGGCGCGCGGTATGTCGCGGCTCGACTGCGCCCGGGCGGGCTCCTCTAGCATTCGTACATGACAACCGACAACATCGAAGAAGAGTTGACGCGAGAAGATCTCTCACCATTCCGCGATCCATTGCTGGCAAACCTTGTCGCGCAAACCAACGCGACCGGTGAATCGCTTCCGGTGATTTTGACTATGGATGGCTCCGTGATCTCGGGAGATCTGATCTCGGGTGCCGACTACTTCCGCCAGCTCGGCGAAAAGACGGGGATGTCCGGGTTTTTCGAGCCCATCCTGAAGCAGTACGTAGAGCGCCAGGGCGAGACGGTTACGGACATAGACGTCGAGGACACCCTCTGGATTCATGTGCGCGACACCACCGCGATTTCCGGCTCAACGACCGTCAACATTGGCTTGTGGCGAGGAAGTCTCACCCACGTCACCGGATGGACATTCGGCAAACTTAGTTAGCCCCGACACTGCATCGAACCCCCGACCTTTCCTCGAGGTCGGGGGTTCGCATGATCGTGATGACATCGGCGATAGTTGCACTCTGATAGGGCGGTCTGTGCTGCGGACACGTCGACCAACCCCGTGGCCGGCGGGGTTCGTTCTGTCCGGGCTCGCAAGTACTGGTACGTTCGTCTAATATTTCGTGTCGCGACGGGTGGCTGATGCAAGCCTCGACAGCCCCGGGCGCGGGCCCCGCCGACCAAGCAACCCCGACTGCGATCGGCGGGGTCTCATCTGGTAGCGCCCTCCTTTATCAGGTAGTAGCGCTTCTGGCAATCGAAAGAGCAGCATTGCCGGGTGTGAGGTTCTCGTGGTCGATTTTTCGAGGGAAGCCCTTGCTCACCCAAACGCCGCATGGTGTTGTTTCTTCTGTCGTCGGCTCGCTACCACCGTTAGAGCTGGCGCATCGCGTCCCGCCAGTACAACTGGGAGCTGGCGGGACGCTTCAGGTTTCGGACCCAGGCTTCGTGTGGCGCGCCGCGGAGAGGCTGCGACAACGAAGAAACGCCCCCACCCTCGGGCCGAGGGTGGGGGCGCTGTTGTGGCTCAGGTGGTTACGCGGCGTCGCCGACGAAAGCAGCGAGCGCATCGGTTGCCGTGCACGTCGAGGTTGTTGGGCGCGGTTCGAACTGGCACGGACTACCGCGGGTATAGCGCCGGGAGCACCAAGTCCGAGTACGACCGCATACCCGACAGGGTCAGGTGCACACCGTCGTTCAGGAACAACCCGTCCGCACCGGGCGGTGTCGTCCATTGCGTGGTGAGCACCACCGAACCGCTGCTGTCGGCCGCCTGCGCAATGGCCGTCTCGAAGTCAACCCACGGGTCGAGCCCGACCTGATCGGTGTAGCGGGGGACGACGAACAGGAACTCGCTGTCCGGGGACAGGCTTTGCACGTTCGAGACGATCGTCTCCAGGTCCGTCTGCAGCTCGGTGGTGGTGCGACCATCGGTCCAGTCGTTGCCGCCCAGGGCGATGATCACCAGATCGGGCTGGAGGTCGACCAGTAGCTCGGGCAGGCCTTCGGCGAGTGCGGTCCAGCCGGCATAGTCCTGCGCGGTCTTGCCTGCGAACGCAAGGTTGTACATGTGCAGACCGTTGCCGACGACGTCGTCGGCCTTGTGTTCGACGATGCCCAGGATCTGGCAGCCGTCGGTCGAGTTGTCCACCCTGATCTCGGCGCCGAGTGGGGCGACGCCGAGGCTGCCGCCGAGGTGGTACCGCTCGAGCTGGCCGCCGGGTGTGACCGTGGTGGTCACCGAGTCGCTGGTGATGTCGATGTCCGTGGTGCCGTAGTTCGGGTAGCCGCGCACGACGACTTCGGCCCAGAACGTCGACCCCCCGGTGTCGCCGTCGACGTCCCAGGTGAGGGACTGGGTCTGCCCGGAGGGGCCACTGTTGTTCAGCCAGACCGAGCCGGGGACCCCGTTGGTGTCGCCGGTTCGATCGGCGGTGTCGAGGGCGGTGTCGAACTCGGTCGGCCGGTATTCGTAGTTGGGGTGGTCGGCATTGGGGGTGTCGCAGGGAATCCACTTGCTGACCGGAACTCCCAGACGTTTGCCGAGGTCGTCGGCGAGCAGGTAGGGCCAGGTGCGGCGGTAGTCCTTGACGCCGTTGGAGTCGCCGGCACTGAAGCCGTCTGCCTCGGAGTCGGACAGGACGACGATCTTGAGGGGTCGTTCGTCGCGGCGGACGAGGCAGTTGATCCAGTGTGCGGTGACGAGTTCTGACATGTCGTACCTTTCAGTGTTTTCCATGAGTGGCGGGCTGATCAGCCCGCAACCTTCATGTATGCGGCGGCGGCCTCGGCCATTGCCGTGTTGCCGGCTTCGGTGAAATGCACCCCGTCGGCGACGTACAGACCTGAGCCGGTGAGATCACGGACGTCGAGGACGTGCGCGCCGAGTCCGGCCGCCGTGGAGCTGATCGTCTCGACGTAGTCCGTCCAGGTGGTGGCTTGTTCCGGGTCATCGGCGAGGGGGCGGATGACGAACACGACCTCGGTGCCGGCGCTGGCGGCGGTGATGTCGTTGTGGATTGCGGTCAGGGCTGTTGCCAGCTGCGATGGGGTGCGTCCACCCTGGTAGTCGTTGGCGCCAAGGCAGACCAGGGCGACGTGCGGTGCGTATGCGCCAATGATCGGCTTGAGGGACTTGTCGCCGGCGGCCAACCACGCCGCATATTCGTGGGCCGCCATCGCACCTCGGGAGAGGTTCCACTGCGTCACGCCAGCTGCGGTATCGGCGGCGTACTCGATGATGCCGAGGAGTGCGAAGCCGACACCGGACGCCGCGTGGATGTTGACCGTAGATCCGGGGTTGGTGATGCGGGTGAACACCCGGTCACCGGTCGAGTCGATCGTGACTGGAGATCCGGTGGCAGGGGTGAAGGTCATGTTGCCGCCGTAGCCAGTGGTGACTATGTCGACCGCGGTTGTTCCGGCTGACAGGGTGTAGGCGACCTCGTCGACGTTGGAGGCGTGGCCGCGCTGCAGCCACAGCGACCCGGGGATGCCGACCTGGGTCGTCAGGTCGTCGAGTGCGAACCCGTTCGGCAGCAGCGTGGCCGGAACGTACTCGTAGTTTCCGGGCGCGAGGGGCGTCGATGGCGGAATCCAGCCGCGGCCGCCACTCGTGAGACCGAGGTCGACACGCAGGAGCGATGCGAGCTTGAGCGGCCACGTCTTCGCCCATTGGTCCGGGCCACCAGGATTGCCGTAGCCGTCGTTGGTGGAGTCACCGATAGAGAGGATCTTCAGCCGCGAGGTGCCCGCAGCGAGCGCCGCCGTCCGGTACGTCGAGGATGCCTGCGCGAGCGGGCCGTCCACACCGGTCGAGCCGCCGTTGACCCAGGCGAGCTGACCGTCGACGAGACCGAGGAACTGGCCGTCGGTTCCACCAGGGGGAAGGATCGCCAGGGAAAGAGGCACGCGACCTACCTCGGTGGACTCCGCGTCGTCGAGCCTAAAGACGAGATCGCCACTGTCGCTGATGACTTCACCCACCGCGAACCCTCGCGGTCCACGCGCGAGCTGTACTGCCGTGGAGTTCGGCGCAACGTTGACATGCTCGGCGAGATTGATCTCGGCGTCCGGGACGGCGTAGAAGTAGATCGGGTTGATCCGCGTCGACTTCGTCCCGTACTTGAGGTCGCTGAAGGTGGCACGCCACTGCAGCTCCGCCATGTTCGTGGTCGCGGCGGTGGGGGCAACGATTTTGACGTAGTCGCGGTTGCGGTGATTGATGTTGCCCTGGTTGTCGATCGGCACCTCGAGCATGGTCAGTGCCTTCATCTTCAGGGTGCCGGCGTCGTCGTACAGGATCGTGCTGCCCTCGGCGACCATCGGCGTCAGAGTCAGAGTCCCCGTTAATGGGGTGTCGTCGGGTAGATCATCGGAGTCGACACCGTCGATGACCAACGCCGTCACGTTGACGCGCACGGTTGAGTATCCGAGTGCCATCTAGACCTCCTTTATATGCCTCTGAACGACGAAACCCTCGCCCAGGTGGGCGAGGGTTTCGGCAAAGAGACGACTAGACGTGGTTGATGTCGCCGTCGGGGAGCGGGGTCTCGGGGTGGAACACTCCTCCGACGATTCGCTCCGAATCGTAATTCGTGTTGGCGGTCTGATCCGCATCCATGAAGTACAGGTGCTCGCCCCTGTACCAGAAGTACAGGTACTCGTCATCGGAAGGGAGGAACACCCAATTGTCTTGATTGAGGTCATCCGACATGTCGAATCCGCCGTCAGTGCGGAGGATCCTGGTCGGGAGCAGGAGCGAACTCTTCGCCACTCTGTCCGCTATTGCTTGTCCGGATCCGCCGTCCTTGTCCCAGATAGTCTCCGTCATGAGGCGGATCTGGCCGTTCTTGATGCACAGCGGCTTGAAGGGGATCCCCCAGACTGCGAGCCAGTTTCCAGCCCAACCAGTCGGGAGGTTCCCCCCTGCGGAAAGCTGCTTAACGATGTTGGTCACATCCGTCTCCTCTTGTTTTCTTTCATTACGCGCCGAGGTCGGCGAGTTTGAACGAGTTGATCGCGGCTGAGTTGGCAAATGGGTTGCGTTCCAGTCGAAGGGCTCCGTACCGCTGACCTGGTCCCCGCGGCACCGACGAGTCGGACGCGGTGAGGATGGTCGTCCCATTCCTCGTGACCGTGTAGTCGTCACCTACGAACTCCAGCCGGACGGTATCGCCCGTGGCGATTGTGACACTTGTGTTCGAGGCGATGTCAGTCATCCCCTGGCCATTGTTGCCAGCCGCCAGCCCGGACGCGTGTGAGAACTTCGACATATAGATCTTGTTGTTAAAGATGTTCAGGGACAGGGCTGAGGTGCCTGTGGAGTTGCACCGGACGAAGAGCGATGTGTCCGATGTGCTGGTCGACGATCCCATGGTGCCCATCACCACTTCGGCGTATCCATCGTCGTTGTTGATCTGACCGACCGTGACAACTCCGCCTGAGCCATCGCTGCTCCCGGTGAAGGCCAGAGTGTTTGAACTGATGCCAGTGTTGGTGCCGACCTTGTTCCACAATGGTCCGATGACGGAGCTGTTGGCGCGGTTGAAGTCGTCGACGATCGAGATCGGCCGAGCGTAGAGCTGCTCCCAACCCGAGCCGGTCCACCGCCAGGCCTCTCGAACCTGCTCCCACACGGTGCCGTTCCACACGTGCATGGTCTTGACGCGCTCCCACGCCGACCCGTTCCATACGTGTCCGCTCACGGCTACACCGGGATCCAGTAGATCTGGTTCAGGTTGCCCGACCCCGGCAGCGAGGTGACGCGGTTGATCGTCACGCTGGTGCCGTTCGTTCCGTTCGTGCCGTTGGTCCCGTTCGTACCGGCCGGACCCTGTGGTCCTCGGTAGATGATCCCCGCTCCGTTGGAAGGCCACTCTCCGGCCTGCTTGATGTAGAGCAGGTTGTCGGCCGTCACCACGTACTGCGAGCCGTCCGGCGCGCCGGCGGGGAGGGCTGCGTAGGTCGCCACGGTCCCGTCGATCTGGAGGCCGGTGCCGGTCGGACCCTGGATTCCCTGGATTCCCTGATTTCCCTGCGGGCCCTGGATGCCCTGCGCGCCACGCGGTGCCGATACGAGCGTTCCCTCGAAGTACGTCAGTACTCCAGTGGCGTTGCCAATCACGGTATCCCGCTCGGCAGACAGCCCGGGCTGGATGACCTCACCCGCACGCAGGTACACCAGCCACGTTGCGCCGATGCTGGGGTTGTCCGTTGCGCCCCCACCGTAGCGGATGGGTACTCGCGTATCGCCCAGCGTTGCGGACCAATACAGGCCTGGGATTGCCTGCTTGACCAAGGCCTCGTCGGTGTTGTCGTTGTTGATTTGGAGGTTCAACGAGATCGCCCACCAGCCTTCGGTGTTGATGACGACCGTTCCGTCACCCACCGTGTAGACGGTGCAGCCCTGCTCGGTGAATCGCCGCTGGTCGAACACTGCGTCTGCGAGCACGTGCATGGCGGTCGAGCCAGAGAGGTTGATACCCGAAATGCTGGACCGATAGAGGCCGAAGCCCTTGCCGATCATGGCCGTCGGTTTGACGTCTGCGCCTGAGAACGACGAGACGCCGCAGCCGCGGTACCAGATGATGGAGATGTCGGTCCGGTTGAAGACCAGGCCGACGAAGCGGTTCGGTGGGCCGACGGTAGCGGTGTTGCCGGCGTCGACGTAGCTGAGCACCTGGATGCCGTTGAGCATCACGAAGTACTGGTTGCCGACGGCCCGGAACTCGACGGTGTTGCCGGCCTTGGGGTTAACACTGTTCAGCGTGGCCCACGGCGTGGCATAGGTTCCGTATGACCCGGACCCGCGGCCGATCTCGATCCGGTTGGCGTAGACCGAGCAATGTACGAACGACGACCCACCGGAGGCGCAGCGAATCAGGATCCGTGTCGGCGCGGTGTTGGTGCCGGTCTGGCCGATGACGATCTTGGCCATATGGTCGTCGGTGGCCATCGCCGTGGTGTGCCGCAGCCCGTAGTTGCCGGGCGCCGTCGACGAGGACAGGATGTTCGCCATCGCGTTCTGGATGCCGATCTGGGTGGCATTCGAAACGCCCCACTGGGCGCCGAACGGCGAGGTGGGGAACGACTCCGTGATGACCGTGCCCGAGTTCTCGCCTCCCTCCTCGCGGGCCAGATACTCCGCGAGCGTCGACGCCGAACTGAGCGCAGCCTCTAGCGCGGTGCCCGCGTTCGTGTTCGCGGCGTCCGCTGTCGTGCTGGCGCTGCCTGCCGTAGCGGTGACCGCATCGATGTCGTTCTGGATCTGTGCGACCGTCTTGGACACGACGTTGCGGACGGTGAAGTTGGCCAGGCCCCACGAGTACTGCGGCAGACCGACCAGCTTGGTCTCCGAGGCGAACCCGACGTAGGACCGGGCTGCTGTCAGCGGCACCGTGTTCGCCGCATCCACGTACGACAGGATCGTCTTGCCGTTGACGAGCAGCGAGTAGGCGTTGCCGCTTGCCTTGAACTCGACCAGCGCCGACTCCGCGAGGGTGAAGTCGGTCGTCTTCGCGCCGGCCGCGCCGGGGAAGTCGTTGAAATCCCAGGTGTTGCCGGACCGGGTGCCGAATCCCATGTACGCCGACTTGCCGAACAGGTTGGCAAAGACGAACTGGGTCATGTCCGAGTTCGACCGGATGATTATCGACGTGCAGGCCCCGATGGCGACGCCGGCCGGGTTGACCGCGACCGATACCGCGTGGTTCGGCGAGTCCGCAACGTCGGGGCAGAGGGCGTAGCGGCGGCCGTACGACGGCAGCAGGTCGTTCTTCAGTCGCGCTGCTCCGCCGATCAGACCGAGAGCCTGTCCCGCGCCACCCTGAACCCAGCCGTTGCCGAGCACGCTCACGTTGTCGGCCCGGTCGAAGTTGTCGTTGAAGGTGGCGCCGATGGCCATCCTCGACTGGAGCTCGGCGATGGCCTTGGACGCGTTCACCGTGTTCCACGCGGTGCCGTCCTGGAATCCGAGGAGCTCGGCGAACCAGTCGGCGACACCCTGCACGGCCTCACTGATCGGTGTCACGACGACGCCGTTGATGATGTCCAGGATCTGATTGACGATCGAATTCAGTGTGGACAGAAAGGTGGCCGCATCGCCGAGGATGTCGGGTAGTTCGATATCGCCGTCGCCGGTGATGACCTTCTTCACCACGGCCCAGATGTCACCGAGGATCGGTATGGACAGGATCCATTCCTCAAGGTCCTCGAGTCCGCCATTGATGACGCCGGTGATGGTTTCGATGATCCTGGTAGCGGGACTTTGCATCCCGGCGTCCAGGGTTTGGCCGGCCTTCCTCAGAGCGGATAGGTTCGCGAAGTCCAGTCCAGAGGTCGGCGGTCCGAACTCGGACCCGGTGAAACCGATATGCGGCTTCACCGGGTCGAAGAACTCAGGTGTGGGGCGGTCGGTCATGCGATCACCGGCATCGGGCGGACCCGCAGGAACGCCCGTTCCTTCCGGGTCTGGAAGCGGATCTTCGCCGAGGAGTCGACGCGGCGGCCGAGTAGGTAGATGGTCGCCGCGGCGCCGGCCGGGACGATCGTCGACCCGGCGCCGGCGGGAGACGTCTCGTCGGCGGCCGGGACAAGGGTGCGGGCGGTCCACTCGGATTCGAAGATCCCCAGCGCGTCACCGGCGCCCCGGCCGAGCAGCGGACCGGACACGGCGCCGAGGCGGGCTTCGAGATCCATCCGCACGTTGTTGATGGCTGCGACGCTGAACTCGACGAGACCGTGCACGTCCGGCTCGTAAGCCCATGGCTGGGCGGGGATCGTGAGTGTGGTGATCGTCTGGAAGTCGCCGGCCCAGTTGTTTCCGGTGTCGATAGCCAACCAGTCCGTCTCGGACCCGACCTTCTTGTACACACCGGGTGACATCGCGACGGTGCCGGGCCCCCACTTGCCGTTGGCAAGTTTCACCAGGAGGTCACCGGTCTCAGGTTCGCTGGTGTCGTCGAAGTCAGAGGCAGTTTCGATCGTCGCCGTCGGGCCGGGAACAGTGGAGTCGGAGCCGGCCGGTCCGGGCTTGGCGACGATGTTCAGCTTGTAGGCGTTCGCACCGACCTCCTCGAGGGAGAAGTTCCAGTCCGCACCCTGGGTGATCGTGCCCTTGGTCAGGGTGATCGCAGGACCAGCAACACCCTGGGCGCCGATGTAGTTCTGGCGGCGCTCCAATGTGGGGGTGCCGTTGTAGAACCAGGCGTCGTTGGTGCCGGTGATGCCCCACCACTGGCCGAGGTCGTAGTCAGGGTCCAGATCGTTCGGGTCGGGCAGATCCCCGACGGTGGCGACGTCGCCCATGAACCGCGGCGGCACGCCGTCGCGGCCAGGCTCACCCTGGTCGCCCTTGTAGGCGAGGACATCGACGTCCATCTCGCCGGCCTCGATCTCGGCGACACCGCGGCCGGTGGTGCGGATGTCCCACTGGTCCTTCAGCCGCAGCTTCAGGGTCATCGGCAACTCGAAGTTGAAGCCAGTCATCAGGGACTCCTTATTGATCTATCTCGACTGGGCGAGGTGGGACCTCGTCACCGCGGTCGATGATGTGCCGGGACAGCCTCGCGACGTATGCGCGTAAGGCGAGAACGAGTCGGTCGAGTTTGCTGATCGCCCGGTCACGCTCGGCGAGACGCGCTTCGAGGTCCGTGACTCTTTGCTCGTAGCGGGCGATCTCTCTGTCGTGCCGATCCTCGGCATCCGACAGATCCTGCTTGGCCTTCTTCAGTTCCTGCTGCAGCTCTCCCACTGCATCCAGCTTCGACTTGGACCGGGCCGCGACGATCGTGGCGATGAAGCCGGACAGTGCGACGAGGAACGCCGTCAGGACGCCGATGTTCTCGGTGGTGAAGACCGGTTCGGCTGCGATCGTCGTCGCGTATGCACTGATCACCGATAGCCCCTTTCAGCACATCCAAAGGCAAGGCCGGCATGTACGAGCGCCATGAATATGGCGATCGCCCCGGAGAGAACAGGCGTGGGAGGGACTGAGAAGATGGCGCCGAGCAGTATCGCGAGGCCGTAGAAGGCCCACATGAATACTCCTGCGGCGTGGGCGTTTACGAAGTGGCGTCGCTTGATGGTGGCGAAGATCAGCGCGAGGCCGGTGAGGACGAAGCCGATCACCCAGTACGGTCCCGCGTTCTCGATGTACACGACGAGGCTGAGCTGGTCGGGAGGGAGTGGGCGGCGGACGAGTTGAGAGGGGCCGAGGTAGAGCAGGCCCACTGCAATCTGCATTCCGCCGCACGCCCCGGCGACCAGGCGAGTGCCGAGCATCAGCCTTCGGTGTCGGCGTCACTGAGCCCAAGAGAGGGCGTCAGCTCGGTGTCGGTGACCTCGACGACTTCACCGTCCACGGGCGCCAGTGTCGGTAAACCCTTCGCGGGACCACGGTTCTCGGTGAGCAGCGAGGTCACGACGGACAGCAGGACTGCGGTTCCGGCGATCGTCAGTGAGCTCGGCCAGTCGATGTCAGTGATGCTGCCGGTGATCGGGATCGCCGCGGCCAGGGATCCGGCGCCGGTGCGAACCGCCCGGTCCGCGAGGTCGACCAGGAAGTTCCCCGACGTGACGGCGGTCGCGGTCGAGACAGCGAGGATCAGCGACACCATCGCGGCCAGCGCGGCGGCACCGAGGAGGCTGGTCCACGACACGGACACGATCGTGACTCCGGCGCCGAAGAACACGAGGACGTTCTGGAGGAAGGACCGGCCCGCCCGGTCGAGGGCGTCCAGCCAGAATGCCTTGGAGTCCAGGCTGCGGAGTTCGATGGTTGCTTCGTACTCGGCCATGATCACTTACCTCCGTCGATCTTCGCGAGTACTGCCTTTGCGCCTGCGTCGCCCTTGTTGGCCTCACGCCGGACGAGATCGACCGCCGCCTTGACCCCGTTGAGTGCATCGCGCTCGACCGATTCCTCGTGAATTCGGGCGTCGATGTTGAGCACCATCCCGGCGAGGGTGTCGATCGGATCGTTGTTCGCGCGGTACTTCGACCGCGACGGCAATTTCTGGGTGAGTTCGGTGTAGATGCGCTGCTGCTGCTCGGCGGACAGTGCCATGAGAAATCCCTCCTCGGGAGTTGTGGTTCCGGCTGCCTTGGCGAGCAAGACGTCCCACGGGAATCCGGGGCCGGGGTCGGTGTGGTCGGTGGAGTGCCAGGCGTCGACGGTGTCTGCGTGGCCGCCGACGCCCTTCTGCCCGGCTCGCATCTGCGCGCCAGTGAGCTTGACGAGCGGGATGCCGTAGCGGTCGCGCCAGTCGCGCAGGACCCGGGCGCCGGCGTCGAGCTGGCGGTCCTGCGCGAGCCACTCTGCGCGAGTCTGGGAGGCGCGGCCCTTGAAGCACAGGTGCAGGCCGCGCTCGTTGGCGGGCGAGCCCGCGGCCCAAGGAATGTAGTTGTCGTCGTTCGATCGGCCGATCCGACCGTCGCGGCCGACGACGAGGGTGTAGGACGCCTGCGCCCGCGGCTGGGCGAGCCAGCCGAGGAGGTCCTCGATCCGGCCGTTGGGGTCACCCTCGTCGGTGTGGACGATGGCGAGGGTGCAGTTCGCGGGGTTGCGGGGCCCGTCGTCGTTGGGCGAGAGCATGGTGACGTCAGCCTGTAGCTGTCCCACTGGGTTTCCTCCTGGTGTGGGTTGGGGTGCGGCGCCGGGATAGACGGCGCCCGAAAGCCAGGCCGCCGGGTCGAGCCGGTTCGGGCCGGGCGGCGACCACACGTACCGGTGCACCTCGAAGTGCAGGTGCGGTGCGACGCCACCGTTGGTGTTGCTGTCGGGGTTGATGCGGCCGATTCGCTGCCCGGCCGCGACGCGCTGGCCGACGCGTACCTCCGGGATGATGTGGCCGTAGACGGTGAGGCCGCTGCCGTCCTCGGTCGGGTGGTCGACGTTGATCCACTGCCCGAATCCGGTCGCCGGGCCCGCCGCGGTGACCGTGCCGCCCTGCGCTGCATAGATGGGCTGGCCGCCGGACCCGCCGTTTCGGCCGAAGTCCGTGCCCCAGTGCATCGAGTTGTCGAAGGTTCGGTAGCCGAATCCGCTCGTGACATAGAAGTCGCGGGCGACCGGCATGAAGCGTTGAGCCATGCGGACTCCCTGTCGCTGTCTGGTCTCAGTTCATTGCGAGGGTGGCGGCATTGACGAAGGAGAAGAGGCGGGCGATCTTCTCGCCCATCAGTTGGCCGGGCATCTTGTCCGGCTCGTCGTCGCCGATGACGGAGGTGACCTTGACTCGGTCTTCGCGGGTGTCTTCGACCTCGATCGAATGCACTCGGTCGAAGAGAGTGTCGTCCTCGTCGGAGTCCTCCCATCCGACAAGGTGGCCGGTGTCGAAGTCTTCGAACGCACCGAACGGTGCCCAGTCGATGACTTCGACCTTGGCGCGGCGCTTGCCTTCGTTCTCGAACAGTGTCTTCTCGGCGACTGCCTTGCCGGAGAAGGTGTAGGCGCCGGACCCGCCGTTGCCGAATACCTCGGGGAGCGCGAACTTCCCGAGCTTCTTCTTCAGCTGGTAGTTGGTGGCCTTCATGAAGGCGAAGAACATGTCGTTGAGGACACCGGACAGGGCGGTCGCCAGGCCTGGGATGATCAGTCCGGCCCACGCCAGGAGGGCAGTGATCCCAGCCTCCACACCCATCTGCAGGAGTTTGTTCACCCAGGTCGGGCTGCGTCCGCCGACCACCGCCGAGTAGCCGTTGGGGTGGGTGGCTTCGACTGTGGCGTCGAGGATTCCATCAGAGTCCTCGGACCAGATGCACGACGGCAGCTCCTGCTGCTTGAGCTTGTCGGTGATGATGTCCGCCAGACCGGGTAGCCAACCGCCGATCACCGCGTCGATTCCGTCGGCGATCGCCTCACCGATCGTGTTCACGATCGAGTCGATGATGGTGCCGGTGTTGACCAGGCCGCCGGTCTTCGGTCGGTCGATGACGTCGACGATGACTTGAGACTCGAGCAAGGTGATTTTGTCCGGCATCGGTTGCGGGTCGCGGCCCTTGATCCACATCCGTGCCCGCACCTGCACCGACTTGCCCTTGAGGTGCTCGGTGAACAGTTCATCCAACGGCACCATCCGGGCCTGCATGGTGACCATTTCGGAGGTGTCGTGCAGCGCGTCGTACGGCAGCAGCGTGATCGGGCACTGGCCGGTGCGAAACTGGAGCCGCCACACGTTGCGCTGCAGGTACCAGTAGATCCCGCCGCGCAGCGGGCCGATGTACAGATCCTGCGGGGTGATCTGCACTTCCTCGAAACCGGGCAGCGGCATCGGGTACGCCATGATCGCGTGGAACCACGCCCACGTGTCGACCAACGTGACGGTGATCGTCTTCTGCCCTTTGAGGCCACGCTTGACGGCTTTGAGGACGCGGGAGTCGAAGTGCCGGCCGTTGTAGGTGACACGGATCGGAACCACCGTGTCGTCGCACGACATGATCAGCTTGCCGAACTCGTGGTCACCCGAGATGACGAGCTCACCGACGCCGACAGCGTTGTGCGTGAACTTCACCTTGCACGTGGCGTAGTCGCCGATCATCCCGAGTGGGCCGTACGCGGAGTCGAAGATCTCGACGTCGAACTCTGCGGCGTCCCCGCGGGCGGGGGTGCCGTCGATGAGTTCGGCGTGCATCTGCGCCGACCACCAGTCCAGTGCTGACGGTTGGTCCAGCGACGGGTCGAGTACCGGGGTGGTCACCATGGCCTCCTGGACTTGGGGTGAATCGTGCACACCGCCGACGAGTACTCGTTACCGCCGATGACGCGAAGCTTCGACATGTCCACCGACTTACGACCAGGGACCGGGTACCGGAATCGCTGAGCTCCCATGTCCCGGTAAAGGTTCGGGCGCATGTTCGACTTCGCGATGTACTTCGATCGGGCAGTGTGGATGCGGGCGATCTCTCCCGGATACAGGTTCGGTGTCGTCACTACCGTGTCGCCCTGACCGTCCGGGATCTGGAAAGCGCCAGGGCCCTGGATCGTCCACGCCGGCTCGCCCTTCTGGTCGCCGGAGTTGCGGAGCTTTCGGCCCTCGACCGGTTGCCCGTTGACCCACTCGAACACGTCCTCGGGTCCGTACCACCACGGCCGCCCGCAGATCACCGGCACCAGGTAGGGCTGGAATCCGTCGAACGCGGGGTCGAACTCCATGGACACCTTGGGCTGATCCGCCAACCGGAAGTCGACGAACCGTGTGCCGCGGGTGGAGTTCACGTGGAGTCGCGCTTCGGAGTGGTAGTCGATGTCCGACCAGATGCCGTCGTTGATCTCGTGGAACGGTTGCCCGAGTGTCTTGTGCACGTAGATCGGGAGGTAGAACTCTCGCGGTTCCGTGACGGCGCCGAGCCAGAATGCACCGTCGCCTCGCGCGGTCTTGAACCACAGGTGGTTTGCCTTCGGTTCGGTGTAGTCCGCCCACCCGGACGCGAGCACCACCCCGCAGGACTTGCGCCCTACGAGGTGGTGCTCCGACAGGTACCACGCGCGTTCGGGTAGGTCCGCCGCGGCGCCGGGTCCGGCCAGGACCACGTTCGCGGTGTTGTCGGGAAAGAACGTCACCCTGGGATCCCCCGTATCTGTGCCATGCGCCAGCTGTCTTCCTGCTGCGCCATGCGGATGCCGGCCGCCACCTCGCGGCGGTCGGCGCCGTTGATGGTCAGCGGACGCAGTGAATCGAACGGACTGCCCGACTGCGGAGCAGCCGGTGCCGCGGGCGCAGACCTGGCCGCCGCGAACGACGACGCGAGCGAGCTCAGCAGGGCGAAGTCCTGCCCGGCTGCTTTGCGCTGCTCATGGGTGAGAACCAGCTCGTCGTGCCCCGAAGCGTTGAATCCGGGTGTCCCTGTTGGCCAGATGCCACCGGTGTCGTACAGCGGGATCTGCGTGCGGAACGCCTTCATGAGCTCGTCGGGCACCTGGGTACCGAGGGCCTTGATCGTGTCGTTGACCCAACCGTCAACCCCTGGCGTGACCGGCAGCTGCGTCTTGGCCTCCGAGTCGGTGATCGGGATGTTCGCTAGTGGCAGTGTGTGATCGAGCGCTGCGCTGTCACCTGTCTGTTCCGCCTCGTCCCGGAACCCTTTGCCCGCGGCCTGACCGATCGCGATGCCCGCCTGGGCGAGCGGACCCATGTCGTCCACGCCGTAGTAGCCGAGAACATCGCTGACGTTGCTGCTGATGAATTCCTTGCCGATCTCCCCGAAGAGCTCGGACCACGAACTCGGCAGCGACGAATCCGAGGTGCCCTTGGACTTGCCCTTCTTCTGTTCAGTGAGCGCGTTGATCGCCGACTGAAGTTGGTCGTCTGCCTCGTCCTTCTGCTCCTGAGTGGACTCGGGGTCGTCGTAGACCTCGTTCCGATCGAGGCGCGCCTTGTCCACCGCACGCTCGGCCTGGCGCAGGCTCAGCTGATCGTCGGTGTAGGAGGTGGACAGGTCCGGGGCCTCTGGTGCCGGCGGGGCGTCTTTGCCCGCCTTCGCCGCCGCCTTCTTGTCCTCGAGTTCCTGGACCCGGAGTTCGGCGCGTTCGACCTTGTTCTGCGCTTGGTCGCGGTCGGCATCGGTCTTCTTCGGGTTGGCGTTGGTGCGCTCCTGAGCTTCCTTCGCCTGCTGAACTGCGATGACGGCGGACTCGAGTTTCTTCTCGTCCGACTCGGTCCATGTCGCCTTCTTCTTGGACGAACCGGACCGCGAGGTTGAGATGTCACCGCCCGCGCTGTCGGTGTCATCGGCCGATGCCGAAGTGATTGGTGGCCAGAACTTCTCCCACGGAAGGTAGAACTGGTTGTTGCCGAACTGGGCATCGAACGCGCCGACGCTTCCGCCCACCTTGGCAGCGCCATACGAACCGCCCGATTCGTAGTTCGTCCCGTAGATCGTCGCGGCCATGTGCTCTTCGCTGGTACCGACGACGAACGGTCCCTTGGTTCCGGGAACGAGATCAGGCCAGCTTCCTGCGAGTAGGTCGTATGTCGTTCCCAGGCGGCCCTGTGGATCTTCCTCGCCGCGTGCAGCACGTTGGAGCATGGCCACGAATCCCGAGCAGTCAGCGCCGGAGAACGACGCACCGCCCAGGGAGTACGGGACGCCATCCATTTGGGCGCCGACGTCCTCGATGCGGTCCCTGGCGAGTCGGCCACCGGCCTCGAAACCAGGCAGCTTCGGGAACGTGCCGGCGTTGATCATCGCCAGCTCTTTGTCGTACCTCTCCGACATTTCGTCGTTGACGACCCACTCTTTGCCGTTCACCTTCGCGATCGGTGTTCCGTCGGGAAGGACGGCGTAGATGTCGTCGACCGCTGTCCGTGCGGGCATCCGGCCACCGCTGGCGAATCCTGGTAGCCGGCCACCGGCCTCGCGACCGTACTGGTCGAGGTCGTAGCTGTACCCCTGGGCCCGCGCCGTGTTGTTTGCCCGGTCGATGGTCTCGATCGAGATCGTCGCGGTCCGCTGGCGGGCGGCATTGTTCAGCTCGGTGTTGACCGTCGTGACATCCCGGAGGAAGTCCGCGAGCGCGATGATGACCTTTGGGTCTGCGGTGGTCGCGCTGATCGTTTGAAGGTCTGCGAGGGTGAGCTGTTTTCCCTCGCGGATGCCGTCCATGATCAGCCGGGTTTCCGGCGAAGCGGTCTCGTTGTCGAGCATCTTCAGGATCTGATCCGTCTGAAGCGCGGACAGCTCGAAACCGGTCTTGTCCAGGGCGACGCTCGGGATCGCCTTCTCGTTGTTGAGGAGATTGATGCGGCCGATCATGTCGGCCAGTACGGCTTTCGCCTCGTCGGAGTTGGCGACGATCTTGAACGATCCGTCCTCCATCTCTTCGACGGAGAACCCGAGTTCCTCGACCTTCTTCTTCGCCTCGTCGGTCAGACCTCTTACGACGACAGTCTTTTCGTCGGGGACGGATTCGACGGTGGCGCCGTACTCTGCAAACTTGGCCCGAAGCTGATCGGTGACCGGAATCGCTTCACCCAGAGCCTTGTTGCTCTCGAGTTGGGCGTTCGAGACTCGGTCGAGCGATTCCTTCTGGTTGTTGATGTTCTGGGTCAGGGTGACGGCGGATTCGTTGCCGTCGCCCATCCCGTCGATCAGCTCTTGAAGGCTGGCGATTGCGGGCTTGTACGGTGCGCCTGCCTGTGCGAGGGACTGCTGCACCGCGTTGTAGCGTTCGATCTTCTGATTCAGGGTGTCCCAGGAATCGCCTTCCTTCAGGAGGCCCGAGACCAGTTCCTCCCGATTTATACCGGCGCCCGCGTAGGACTCTTCGTTGAACGTCTTCTGACCAGCTAGGCCTTGGTCGACGTTCTCTCGACCCACAGTCGCGATGCGACCGTAGGCAGCATCGTCACCGGTCGCAGCTTTCACGTAGTCGCGAACGTCCAGCCCGTACGACTGGATGCGCTCGAGGTCTCCGGAGGCTTCGGCGTCCTCAGCGATCTTGCGCTTCGTCTCGGCGGTGATCTTGCCGGTCTGAGCGTCGAGGGTGGTCTGCAGCGCCTTCTCGGCAGCTTCCTGGTCACGGGCCTTCTGCTCAGCCTCAGCGTGCTTGGCCGCAATCTGACCGATCGCCCAGGAAGCGGCCATGATCCCGACGACCCACGGTCCACCCATGACGCCGACCAAGCCCTTGGCCGCCGACGCGAGCCCCCGAGTTCCGGCCAGCGCCGCTCCGCCAACGACACCGGCGAACTGACCGACTGACGCGCCGGCCTGCCTCATGGTGCCGCGGAGTCCACCGGTCGCTGTTCCGAGCGCCCGCTGTTCGGTTGCCCATTCCCGTGTGCGCCCGCTGACCCGTCGGTACGACTCGCCCATTTCGTTGATGGCCGGTACTCGGGCTTCGAGGGTCGCGAGTCCGGCGGCCCATTCGCCGAGCGGTTCTGCGTTCTCCGACAGCGACTCGCCGAGCCCGTCGAATTCAGCGGACGACTGGGCGGCCAGCGACTGCTGGACCTCCATTTCCTCACGGAAACCCTTGAAGGTGTCTGCCAATCCGCCGACCTTCTCGGCGGCGGTGTCGGCCCAGGAGGACAGTTTGTCGTCCACGTCGAAGGTCTTGACGGCGGCGAACGCCACGGCGGCCGCCTGCACCGGGGCTGGCAGTTCCATGAACGCAGACGCAAGTTTGCCGACGGTATCGGCTACCGGGCCGAGGAATTCGCCGGCGTTTTGCAGTCCGTTGATGATGCCGTCCGTGGCACCGGAGATCTTGCCCGCTGCTTCGGTGGCGAAGGTCTGCAGAGGTCCGTCGACGACCTCGTAGATCTTCAGGCCCAGGGTTTCGGCGGCATTCTGCACCGAGGCCATCGCCCCGGGGAGACCCTGGGTCTTCGCCGCGGCGACCTCGGCGGCGGCGCCCTGCCGGTTGACGGCGGCGAGCATGGTGTCGAATCCGCCGGCGCCCTGCTGGGCTGCGATACCGGCCAGGCGCATTGCATCGGAGCCGAACAGGGTCGCGGTCGCGGCCTGGTACATCTCCGGCGTCATGCTCTTCGCGGCCTCGTCGAGCTGACCGAACAGCGACGACATGCCCACGAACTTGCCCTGGGCGTCGTACACCGTCAGGCCGAGTTGCTCGATCGCACCCTGCGCGGGATTCGAGGTATCAGTCAGCGCCAGCAGCGTCGACTTGAGCAGGGTTCCGGCGTCCGAGCCCTGGATACCGGCGTTCGACAGCACACCGAGTGTCGCGGCCGTGTCCTCGATCGTGAGACCGAACTGGTTCGCCACGGCACCGGCCTGCTGCAAACCCTGCGCAACATCGGTCATTTCGGCCGACGATGCGTTCGCGGTGTTTGCGAGCACGTCCGCGGTCTTGCCCGCATAGTCGGCGCTGAGACCGAAGGCCTGGAGCGCCTGCGACTGGATCGTGGCTGCCGACGCTGCATCGATCTGCGCAGCAGCGGCGAGCTGCAGGGTGCCCTTCGCCGCCGACATGGACTGCTCGACCGTGAAACCGCCCTTGGCGAGTTCGGTCATTGCCGCCGCGGCGTCGGATGCGGAGGTGTTCGGCAGCTCGATGTCGTTGCCGAGTTCTTTCGCTCGCGCCGACACCGCCGCCATCTGCGAGGCTGTTGCACCGGACACGGCCGACATGGTGTTCAGGGTGGTGGTGTAGTCGTTGCCGATCGTGATGATCTGCTTCGCGACGGCGGCGGCGCCAGCAGCACCGAGAGCGAGACCGAATGCACCCGCGAACTTGCTCGCCGCGCCCACCGCGGGCTGCAATCCGCGTTCGAGCTGATTCGGTACATCCCTCGTGTTGACGCCGACTTCGATGTCGATCCGGCCACCGGCCACTGCGGACCTCCGCTTCTGCTATTCGCTGCTGGGTTCGGGGATCGGCTCGAATTCGATTCCGCGCAAGCGCATGTAGTCGGCAACGGACAAGGTGCCGTCCCCGTTCGGCACAGGCGTCTTGTAGAGCTCGACCTGTTCCCTGTACATCTGCTGACGGACTTCGTCGATCGCAGGCGGGCGCAGAGCTACCGGCCGGATCAGCGGCATCGGAGGCGGCTTCAGTCCAAGCATTTCCCGGCGTGCGCGTTCGGCCGCGATCTTCGGATCGTCAGGGTCGGTGATCCGATCGGCGTACGCACTGTTGAGCGTGTACTCGATACGGTCGAGGAGCATCGCCCAGTTCTCGGAGTCGCGCTCACGTTGGGCGTCGAGCTCGCCGGCCCGCCTCATGTAGGCGAGCATGTCGATCCACGGCATCCCCTCGAGCGCCGACTGAAGGTCGATGCCGAAGTGATACCGCAGACCGCACAAAGCCCTCGCCCGCCCGTCCTTAGTGAGGAGGTCGGCTAGAGCGCGAGGAATTTTCCCTGTTCGTTGACCAGCCCCGCGATCCGGTACATCCCCCGAAACAACCGGTCGGAGATGATCTCGGGCAGATCCTTCATCTGCTCCCACAGCTTGGTCGCGTCACCCGATTCGGTGATGCTCTCGAGCTGAGCGACCATGTGCTGATTGAACTTCTCCTCAACATCCTTGACGAACTTCTCGGAGAGCTTCGTTCGGTCAGCCTGGGACAGCGCCCGCTGTTCGTCCTCGGGCAGCGAGGCGATCGGGTGCGGCGGCGGTGTGTAGTGCAGCAGCTTCGACGCTGCGATCACTTCGAGGCCGGTGAAGGACCGTCGGATGTAGGTGGTCACGCCGCCGAACTCGACGAGGACGGGCGCGAAGGTGATGTCGGCGGGCGGCAGGGTGACGTCCTGCCCGACCGCGAGGAGTGAGTCGAGGGGGAACGGGGCCGGACCGCTTTCGGTGACAGCGGTCCGGGCCTCGTTCTTCTTGTTTTCGCCTGGCATTGCTTGTGTCTCCTGTTCGGAAGGGGTGGACTTAGACAGTGACTCCGCCGTCGTCGGTGCCGAATTCGCGGACCTTTGCGAGGGCGAGGAGTTCGAATTCCCAACCGTCGAGGTCCTGGCCGCTGAACGAGCGGGGCGGAGGCGTCACCAGGCGGACGCGTTCGCAGTAGAGGGCGGTCTTGTGCCGGAAGTCCATCGCTCGCCAGATGAACGCGAAGTCTTCGCCGGCGCCGCGGATGAACTCGTACACCTCGTCGGCTTCGATCTCGACGACGGAGCCGCCTTCGAGTCGCGTCAGGGTGGTGGCCTTCGACCGGTCGACGGCGCGGAACTTCAGCCGTTCCTTCAGTGGGCCGGTGGTCACGTCGTACGCCGAGTCGCGGTAGTTGAACACCTCGTGTTCCTTCAGCTCCCGGGTGGGGTTGAGGTCGAGGCCCTTCTGAATGCCGCCGAACGGATCCCACGTCACGGCAGGAATAGAGGGCGGTCCGGTGACCGCGGGGGTGACGACGGGCGAGGCGAAGATCGCCGCGCCCGGGAATGCTGTTCCGGCGGGTGCTCGGAAACCATCGCCGTCAAGGTAGGTGACTGCCTTCTTCGGATCCGCGTAAGTGCTCACGGGTCGCTCCTTTTCACAAAGTTCGGCCCACCTGGTGTGAGCGCTGGGTTGTTGAGGTGTCCCGCCCGATACCTGGGCCAGGCAGCCGGGCATCGGGCGGGACGATGGAGGGCGCGACGGCGCCGGTACTTCAGGGCATCCAGGCGAACTTGGGTGCCGAATCCATCCGCATGGTGAGTTCCACCCGGACGGGGGCCCGGTAGAGGGGGAGGTCTTCACCACGGGTCTTGTCGATCAGGTTCATGGGTCCGTCCACCCAGTTCCCTGCCCACCCGCAATTACGGAAGGCGATGTTGGAGGATCGGTCGATGATCTCGCCAGCGAGGCCGCCGATGTCCCATGCGATCTCTTCGGGGTCACCGGATGGGGGCCACTGCAGTGTGGGGCGGCCTGGTACCCACACGTCGATCTGCACCATCGGTTTGCGGAGCATCGCGTCACGGCCAGTGGTGGTCGCTGACCGGCAGGTGACGAAGGGGCGGGTCAGCGTATTCGGGACGTCTCGGGTGGAGATGAACTCTGCGGGTACGACGGCAGCGAAGTCGCTGTCTGTCCGCAGACGGTCACGCACGGCTGCGGGAGCGAATGGGATCCGCGTTTTTTCGGTCACTTCGGCTCCCATCCGCGGTAGTCGCCGTAGCGGCGAGCGTTGTTCGTCAGCACCGCGTGCGGTGGGGTGTCAACGGTGCCGTACTCCTTGAAGACTGCGTCCTCGTCGGTGTCGGCGACGAACACCCGTTGCCCGTCGGTCTCGACGGTGATTCCGTCCCGGTAGTCGCCGGTCAGCACCGGGGCGTCGGCACGTGCCTCGTCCGCGATCGTCCGGCCGATCTCCAGACGACCGTCGAACGAGGCCTCAAACGCTTCCGCGCGCGCTCGGCCGTCGTAGACAGTCAACCGAGCGGACATGGGATCAGTCCTTCGGTGCGGTCTTCGCGGCCTTCGCCGCAGGCCTTCCGGGCGCCGGGGCGACGGGTGGTGCCGAGGCGGGTTGCTTTGGTGCGTCCGTGGGCTCAGGGGCGGCCGCGGTGTCGGTTTCGCCAACAGGGCGCACAGTGTCTGCCGTGACTTCGTCCTGCTTCTCGCCCGATTCCGACGGTAGTGCCGCCACTTCCTTTTCGGTGGCCTCGACGAGTGCCGCGAGCTTCAGCTTGTCGAGATGCTCGAGGTGCGCCCGGGAACCGCGGGCGGTGACGTGCTTGCGGCCCGCTTCGTCGGTGTACCGATACAGGTCGTCGACCGCAAGATTCTCGGACGAGCCCAGATCGGCGGTGTCGTTCTCAGCCATGCTGATTCACTCCTACATGTCGTTGGAACGCCGCACGACGGCGGCGATGTATGCGGTGCGGCGTGGGCTGCGAACCGGTCGGCGCGCACGGGGCTTGCCCACCACTTGATAGATGGCCCCGTCTTCGTCGCGGAAGCTGTCCCGCTCGGTGGGCAGCGGGTCCAGGCCCGGGTCGAGGAGAAGGATGTACGAACTTGTGACGTGGCCGTCCTGGAACTCGACGTTGCCCGCGTCGACCGATGACGCGGACAACTGCCGCTGCTGCAGCAGCCCATGCCACGGGACCTCGGTCGGCGGGACCGGAACTTGATTGTTGGTCGACTCGTCGTACTCAGGATCGTTGTACCGCAGCAGCACCCACGGCTCGGGTAGAGGGCGCATCAGAACACCCGAATCGAGAACGCACCGGTGCTTGTCTCACCTACGTCGGGGTCGAGCTCGGCGAGTTCTTCGTCGGTGTAGTAGATGAGCCGCTGGTCGGCGTCGGCGTACTGCTCGGTGTTCTCCGGATACTGGGTGCTCCGGACTCGCAGCCCAGTGCGGATCACCTCGAGTGCGCGGATAACCGCGGTGACAACCGTCCCCTTGACGAGCTCCCGGTCGAGTGTCCCGTCGAGCATCCGTGCGTCGACGGCGAGGTAGCGGCGAGACCTCAGTTTCGACGACGCGTAGGCGATCAGCGACTCGACCTGGGTGACCTCGGGATCGGCCAGGGTTTCCCCTAGCCGATCCTCGACGTCAGTCCGGGTGATGAGCGGCTCAGGCGGTGCCGTCACCGTCGCCCTCGCCTTCCTTGGTGTCCCCACCGATCGCGTCCGCGGTCACGGTTTCGGGCGATTCCTCCGCAGCCTTGATGGCTGCGACGATGTCGGCCTTCTTCTTGGCATCCCCGAGGTCGACACTGTTCGCGATGGCGTAGGCAAACAGCTCCGGGACCTTCCACTGGTCGGACGGTTCGCCGGCGGGGAAGTCCTGCTCCTCGACCACCACTGCAGCAGGGGCCTGTGCCCACGCGGCGGGGTTGGTGATCTGCGCGGCCGCCCACTCCGGCACCGTGTCGGTCGGGCCGAACTGATGATAGGTGCCGTCTTCGTCGGCGACATGGACGAACGCGGACAGGCGGCCACCCATCACAGCACCTTCGCAATCATGGTCGCGTTGGCGTTGCCGAGAATCGGCAGGCCGACACCGGAGGCCTTGGTCCAGCGGCCGACCGGGTCGTTGTCGATGTAGGAACCGACAACGATTCCGGGAGCCTCGGACGCGTCGATGCCGTAGTCCGGCTCAATCGATTCCGCCGTGGTTCCCCAGAGCGTCTCGCCGATCTTGACGTCGGCGGTGTAGAGAATCGAGTCATCCGGGATGAGGCGCACCGGGTCGCCGTCGAAGTCCTCGACCTGGGCATCGAAGATCTCAAAACGCGGATGCCCGAACGAAGAGAACAGTGCGTTCACCTGATCGAGAGTCACGATGCCCTGCGTGGAACCCGGGGGCAGGCAGTAGGCGCGGATGGTCGCGTTGCGCATCAGCGTCGACATCACGCGCTGTGAAGTGATTGCCCGGGCCGGGTTGCCGGAGTTCGCCAAGCGGAAGGTGGAGAACCACGTCTCCTGGTTGGCGATCGGGTCAGCGGCGCCGGACCACACCGTGCCAGCCACGATGGTGTGGCCGGCACTACGGCCGAAGTCCACCTCGATCTCGAGGCCATCCTCGGCGAGATTCACCTTGGCGGTGGTTAGCGCCTGCGCCTTGGCCACGATCAGGCGGGTACGCAGAGCGTCCGCCAGCTCAACAGCATCGTCCTGGATCAGCTTGACGATCGAGGAGTCCGCCTTCCGAAGGCGCAGCCGGTCGTATTCACCGAGTCGCCGCTTCTCCGAGATCGGGGGCAGCTCACCGGAAATCCGGGTCACTCCCTTCCGCTTCGACTGCGGCGCCTCGACGTCCCAGCTGCGGAACTTCGCCATGCGCTTGAGGCCACGCTCGGTGATATTCGCCCGGAAGTCGACGTCGTCGACAACCAGATCGGGCAGCAGATCGTCGATCAGTGCGAGGTTGTTGATGGGTCGGTCAGCGAGCGCTTCACGCACGTAACCGGTCAGTTCGACCGGAGTGATGTAGTCGCTATTCAGCACGAGTGCCATTGCTCAGTCTCCTTAGAAGTAGCGGATGGACTTGGCAGTGGCCTGGCCAGCTGCGTTGACGGCGGTGGGCAGCTTCGCCACGAGGACAGCGCCGTGCCAGTGCAGGGCACCAACGACGACGGTCGCGCCGGCGGGAACCTTCGTGGCTGTAAAGAGGTGACCCTAAACGGGTCGGTGTCGCCGTTGGACCACAGTCCGTAGCGGCCAGCGGCGACTTTCTTCAGCGGCAAGCCTGACTTCAGGTAGCCCTCGGGGTAGTGGGTGCCCGCGGTGAACGTTGCGACGTCGATGTTGATCGAACGTGCGGTGTCCGTTCCGTGTGCGGACGCGAGCCAGGACTGGTCGTCCTGGCCGAAGGTCTCGGTCTTGATCTTCAGATCCATGGTGCATTCCCTCCTTCAGAGGTTCAGTTCTTCTTGGGGTTTCGCGCCTGATAGGCGGCTCGACCGGCGGCCATCGACCCTGTCGCTTCGCGCGACCCACCGCCCTGACGGCGGTCGGGCTTCGGAGCCTTCCGGGTGCCGCCTTGCGCGGCCAGGTACGGCTTCTTCTTGATCAGGTCGTCGATTGCATCAGCGATCTCGTCCGGATCCACTTCGCCGTCCTCGCTGACCTCGAACTGATCGAGGTCGAGAAATCTGTGTGCATCCGCAGGGTCGGAGAGTTTCCCTGCGGCCGCTGCCCTCACCTCCGCGGCGATGATGCGGGAGTTGGCGCGGGCGGTCAGGCGCTCCTCGATGACACGCTCACGCTCGTCGTCGTCGGGTTCCTTGACCTTCGGCTTGCCCTTCGAGGCGAGCTGCGCCTTGAGCTGACGGTTCTCCCGCTCGGCGGTGATCCGACGGCTCCGCTCTTCCCTCCGCTTGTCCTTCTCCCTGGCGAGGGCCTTCTCACCCTTGGGGCCGAGGGGCTTGTCCTCGTCGTCGGGGTTGTCGTCGGAGTCAGCGTCAGGATCTTCGTCGGGGTCCTCGTCCGGGTCCTCGTCGTCGGGGTCCTTGTCGCCGGTATCGCCGTCGTCTTCGCCGTTACCGCCGATGACCGGCCAGATCGGCTTGCCGCGCTTGGTCAGTCCCAGTGCGGTGAGACCAGTGACGGCATGGATGGGCAGGATGGTGCTGGACATGCGGATTCTCCTTTGGTCGCCCATTGCGGGCGTGTGGTCGATCCGTTGCGGATCGATGAGAGTGACGGCTCAGTGCTGGACGTAGCCGTACAACTTGAGGAGCCGAAGAGCGTCGATGCGATCCTCGGCGAGAGTGAAGATGGTCTCGGGCATCAGCCGCGGTGCGCGTGCCTGAAAGTACTTTCCGTTGCGGATATCGTTCTGGCGCTGCACATATCCCACTTTGCTCATTGCCTTGTAGGCGATGCCTCGGCGGGTGACGCCTTCGTCGGTGGTGAAGACCTGCTGGCCGTAGACGGTGCGCGGTTCGAGTTGCCCCTTCGGGATCCAACCGCTGAGGTTGGTCTGTGCCGTCGACATGCCGCGGCGGACATTGACGACTTGGCTGATATCGGCGCCCGCACGAATGGCCTCGGCACCCGCGTTCGTGAAAATCTTGTCCTGCTGCTTCTTCGAGAGGCTGTCGAAGTAATCGTTCGGATCGGTCCGGATGTCGCGGGCGGTGTCCTCACGTGTCGGGATGTGCCTGCAGTCGCAGCCGGGGTGGCGGTCGAACCCACGGTTCCATCGGTAGAAGCGGCCAGCGAGCACCGCGCACCGCGAGCAGGACGGCGGATTGAGCATCCTCGTGTACCCGACATTGCGCCGGGAGGCGATGCTCATCGCCGTCGCCGCGCGGGCGGTGTCGGCGACCTGCACCTGCATGCGCAGCATCAGCGAGTTGAGCCCGGACTGCCACGCCGACGAGATGACCTGATCGGTCACCGTGTTCGCCTGGGCGATCTGGCCCTTCGCGTGAATCACTGCGCCATACATCAGCGAATCGAGCGGGCGCCCATCCGAGCTGACACCGATCAGCGGCGCGGTGGACAGTTCGACCTCCGGTTCGACGGGGGTTCCGAGCTCGTCGAGGACGTCCGACACGTATGCCTCGGAGCCTTCGATTGCCCGGGCCTGGCCGGCAGTGATGATCTCGAACAGCAGCGCGACGTTGGCGAGGAACCAGGCATCGAAGTCCTTCGGCGGCCGGGTACCCCAGATCTTCCGGGCGGTCAGCAACACCTTGGTAGTGATGCGCTGCTGGTCCCGGTAGTAGTCAGCCGACGCTTGCGGGATCATCGGCGTTTGTGTCGTCGCGGTTCAGGTCTCGGGTGAGCCGGTCGAGGACCGGATCGGACGCCTCCTGCTCGAAGTAGCCGCGCTCGCGGTCCTTCCGCGCTTCGTCCCAGCCCATCTCGTCCCACGAACCCTCACGGGACAGGACCGGGGTGCCGCCGTTCAGCTTCTGGATGAAGTCGGCCTCCTCAGCCTTCGTGGGGGTGGCCGGGTTGCGCCACTCGACCTTCATTGCGCGTCCCGCGGCCGGCCATTCCCCGGTGCGGAAGCGCTCGTACAGCGCCATCAGCCAGCCGATACCGACGCCCTGGGCCTCGTTCTTGTCCTCGGTGTTCGAGATCAGGCGGGATTCGTCGGCGCGGATCGCGCCCTCAGCGGCCGGGTTCGCGGTGTTCTGACCGAAGAACCGGAACGGCAACCCGGTCACCGACGACGCCATCGCCGCATAGTGATTGGTGGTGTCGTGGAAGTTCTTCAGGTCCGACGGCGAGAACTGACCGACTTGCACGTCCTTCGGCGACTTCTGGTTCGCCCAGATCGACGTGTAATACGCCTGCCACACCGGGATCGGTTGGCCGTTTTTGTCGACGAAGTCGCCCTTCGACATGCCGAGGACCCACTTCTGTGGGACCGAGTGCGTCTCGACAGCCACCTGCAGGTTCGTCAGGGCGCGCGCCGCGGCGTCGACCAGCGGGATCAGGTCCGCCATCTCCGATGTTCCATCCCACCCACCAAGGCGCCTGCGGTTGAGGAAGAGGATTCCAGGAACTCGACCGAGTTTGTGCTCGTCGATGCCGTTGTCGTCCCCGACCTCGTCGATCTCCCAACCACCGCGGCCTGCGACGACCTGGATGGTTTTGTCCGGTAGCAACAGTGTTCCGACGCGCTGCCCGTCTTCCGTTCGGTACTGCCGGAAGAGTGCGTCCATCCGGCGTCTCGATCGGTCGATCAGGCAGGACATGTGGCGGGGCGACTCGATCGAGATGAGGGGATGTTCCTCGTCCTCAGCGTTCGATCCAACGGTTCCGAAGCATCGGCCGAAGATCATTGTCTCCGTGTTGAGGAGGCTGATCTCCGAGGACAGGTTGTTCGCGTCGAAGCCCTCCTGCAGCGCCTTGCTCCGCTTCTTCTTCCCACCCGGGACCATGATCGACTTGATCTTCTGCCGGCGGGCGATCTCACCGACATACATCCGGTTCCAGTTGATGACCAGCTCGAACACCCGAAGCTCAGGCGGGACAGCGATACCGATCTGCTTCAGTCGCTGCTCGCCCTCGAAGTACGCCTCGTTGAGCTTGTCCTTCGGCTGCAGTTTGTGCAGCTTCGCGTTGAGCTTGCCGATCATGTCCCGCTCGTCAGAGTTGAGGGTCGTTCGCAGAGCGACGGTCACGTGGCCCTCCATTTCATGAGAAGCAGAACATTCGGTTGTCGGGTTCCTCCGCGGTCCACCCGGCGGCGATCGCATCGGCACGCGCCTCGTAGGCGAGGGACGCCCCGACGACGGAGTCGATCTTCCGATCGGACTTCGGGTGCTCTTTTCGCACGAGCCGGTAGATGCCCTTGTTGCGGACGTAGGCGTTGGAGAAGTGGTCCACGAACAACTTGTCGCCGGAGTGGAATGCGGTCTTGTTGATCAGGTCGGTGCGGAGCCGGTCGAGCGCCGAGTGCATCGGCATGTCCCGGGTCGTCGCCCACGGCAGGGCCCGCTCCGGGAAGTCCTCGGCGAGCTTGTCGATGTCAGAGCGCCACTCGTGCGGGTCCGCGTACAGGCGAGAGACGTTGTAGCGGGCGAACGCCTCGCGGATCTTCGCCAGGACGTCACTGCGAGGAACCTCCCACCAGTTCCCGGCGTTCCCGGCCGGCTTCTCCCAGATGCCGATCGGAAACAGGAAGCCGTCCGACATCCGGCAACCGATCAGCACCGTCGAGTCATCGTTGAGCGAACCGTCGAAGCCGAGCGCCACAGCAGTACCGGGTTCGAGTTCCTCGAATCCCTTCGGCCCCGACACCTGCCCCGCGAGTATCTGCCGCTTGACGATGTCGTCGGCGATCCAAGCATCCTTCGACGACATCGGCCGGTTCAGGAAGTACCGCGCCGCCGTCTCGTCGTCCGGGCAGATCCGCACGTCCCGCATGTCGCGGTACTTGCGTTCGAGGTCGATCCACTCGGCCGCCGCCCCGTACGCCTCCGCGAGCTGGTGGAGGGTCCGGGCCTTGTCATTCAGGTCGATCTTCCCGGTAGCTTCCCGGTGGTTGACGAACACCGACTCGGGCAGCTCACCCTTGCGCCACAGCGTCAGGGTCGTTTCGAAGACCGAGTTTTCACCGGGCCGGTACGCGGTCGAGGTCTGATGGATCCAGGCGTCGGCGTCCTTGCGCTTGCCCATGTTTCGGGCGGTCGTGGCGTACATGTCCCGCAGCTCGGGCAGCACGTATAGGTGCGTCTCGTCCGGGATGATGTGCGTCTCGAGGCCACCGTCCTTCGACGCCGCACCCGAGGTGCACTGCCGAATCTCCCCGCCCTGAGGCAGGTAGATCGCAGAGGCCGACTGGTACCGGCGGACACCACCGATCCCGCCGTAGATATCGGGGTGGGCGTCCTGCCCCCACTCACCAGCGATGAACGCAATGTTGGCGAACGTGTTGCCGGCCTGCGACTCCTCCGTCGCCAAGCACTTGATCAGCGGCGACCGGACCGGCCGAGCAACCGGCTGACCATCCGCATTCCAACCATCGAACCGGACCGGAGCGAAAGCCTCAGCAACAGCGATGATCCCGGCGATCTCAGACTTCGCGCGGCCCTTCGGCCGAGACAGGACCGCCTCGTTGTACACCCGTCGCCCCGTGTTGGGATCGATCCGGTAGCACTCGATGACATGCTCACGCATCTCGTCGTCGAGATCGAGGGGGTCGCCCTGGATGTCACCGACACCGTGGCATTCGTACTCGTGAATCCAGTCGAGAACCTCGTAGCCGACCGAGCACACATGCCCGTCGAACAGCGGTCCCGCCCATGCCATCAGGCACCAGACTTCGCAGCCCGCGCCCGCTCCAGCGAGGACACCTTCCCGCTCGACGCCGCCGTCGCCTTTCCAGTCGATGCGGCTGTCGGCTTGTAGCTGCCCCGGGCGCCCCCTCGCTGCTGCGGTTTCTTGCCAGCCTCATCGGGAAGGCGGAGCGCCGCGAGCAACTGCTTCAGCAGGTTGCCCGTTGCGTTCGCCTTCGCCAACGCGTCGTCGATCCGGATCTCGTAGTCCTCGGTCTGAGTCCGGTGCACGAGGTCGACCCAGGTGTCCGCGTCGCCGCGGAGGATCAAGTCGAGCTTGTCGAGTCGGTCCTTCGCCCGGCATGCCTCAAGCAATTGCACTCGCTGCACGGCATCGAGTTCGTGGTCCTTGACGATGTCCCGCCAAAGCGCCTTGCCTCCCGTGCCCAGCTCCTGGGGAGCTCGCGGTGATGTCGCGGCCACGGCCCTCCCTTCCGGAACATTTCAGGTTCTGCGAACTGCGAGGGACCTCCCCCGCGGCGAGGGCGTTTTCGGCCCTCGGGGGTACCCCCCTGGGGGTGTGTTTCCGCAGGTCAGAGCGTTGCTTGCATGTGCAATAAGTCATTGTTTCCGCAGGTCAGCCGTGTGGCGCTGTCCTGCTTTGGTGCTGTTGCAGGACCGACAGAGGATCTGGAGCTCTCCGTCTGGTGCCCCGCCGAGATCGATCTCGTCGACGTGGTCTGCGGTGAGATCCGTGGCAGGGTGCGCCGGCCGCCGGTACCCGGGACACCAGTCACCGTGTGTGGCCCTGTGCGCGTCGACTGCGGCCTTGCGGCGTCGCTGCTCGGCATACGTGCGGGTGACCTTGGTTGGTGTGGTCCGTCGTTGGTGTCGGTCTCGCTCGGCGCGATGGGTGGCGCACTGTGGCTCAGGCTGGATGTTGGGGCAGCCCGGTGTCGAACACACCCGGTTACGTGCCCGCGGCATGTCCGTCGCCCTCGTGGTGCTCGCGGCCGTCGAGGCTGGCGTGCGTGATGACCCATCCGATGGTTCCGTCTGGGCGTTGCACGGGTTCGGTGGCGGCACCGCATGCGCAGTCGTCATCGTGGCTGTGGCCGACGAGGTCATCGATGGGGGTGACATGAGCGGCGTCGCTGTCGGGGTAGTAATCGATGTTCCACCGCGGTTGAGTTTCAGCCATCTCTGTCGATCCTTCGCCAGGTCTTGGCTTTCGGGTCGATGTGCCATCCGGCCTGGTAGTTCAGGATCGACTGGGCCAGTGGTTGGTAGTACTCGGTGATGGTGTTGAAGTTCAGGGGTGCTGCGGTGTCCCCGAACGCGAGGCCGGCGAGGCCGCGGGCCAGGGCCCGCACTGCCGGGGTGTCGTCGGTGGGATGCGGCGGGAGCTCTTCCTCATCGCCGGTGAGTGCGTCGACGAGGCGGTCACGCAGGTCGTGTTCAGATGCTGGCATCGTCGCCCCCTCCGTGTATGGCGCTCAGGCTGTCGAGCAGCGTGTTCATCTGCGACTCAAGCTGTATGACTCCGACGAGGTCGCTCTGCGCTTGTGCGTGGGCGAGCTTGGCGCCGGCGTCGTACAGCTGGTCGAGGAGTGATTGCATCATTCACCTCATTCGCTGCAGGTCAGGCAGGTTCGTCCACCGGCGGGTGAGGAGGTTCGCGTTCCCTCATCCACCGCTGAATGCCATAGACATTCACAGCCCCATACGCCAACGCCGATGCGATGAACGCCGGCTGATGACTGACGAGGGCGTACGCGATCCACAGCACCTGAATACCGGCCCCGATGAAGGGACCGGCCAAGTGCTTACGCATCGTGAGGACCAGGCCGACGAGGCCAACCGCGGTGAGCGTGATGCTCCACCATTGGGAGATCACCGCTTGCCTCTGTATCGGCGGGGCCACTGCGCCTTGACCGCATCGGGCTGTTCGTCGTCGCCGTGGATGTGTACGTGGATGTGCACCTCGGCAGGTTCGGCGGGCGTGGTGTCGAGGCCTAGAAGGCGGCACATCACCTGACGGGTGAGGCTCACGACGGAATCGATCGGATCGGCCATGGCGAGCCTCCTGCGAAGTTGTGCGCGTTGTTCCCGTCGCACCGCGCTCGGGAAGTGAGCTGCGATCTGCGCCAGCCCCAGTCGCGCGCCCTGGGGGATTTGCGACCCCTCCGGCCAGACACCATGCCAATGGGAGACCGGGATCGAACCGGCACCATTGCCGAGCGGAGGGGAGTCTCACCATCTGCGCTGAACAGGATTTTCCGGTGAGACGACAAATGGCCGACCCGGCTGAAGAGACAGGTCGACCAACGGCAGTAACGCTACCAGAGCGCTCCGACACGATGGGGGAGGAGCGCTCTGGTAGCGGGGTCATCGTTTGCGGTGCCCGGTTTCGGCGATCAGGTCACGCACCTCCTCGACCAGATACACAGGTGAACCGTCGGCGCTGGTGCGTTTCGTCAACCGGCCCTTCGCGGCCCACGCCCGAACACTGGATGCGGGGACGCCGACCATCACTTCGAGGTCCCGTGCGGACAGGAGCTCCCATGCCTCCGGTGCCATATCGAGTTCCGGTTTGATCCACTCCTGCCCGAACTCGGTGACCTTCCGGTCGATGTTCTCGCAGACACCCGGGTTGAGAGATTCGAGGGCTTCCCTGTACGAGCGGGCGACGCGGCGGGCCCGCTCCAGCTGGGTGTCAGTCGGCCATGGCCATGGGTCTCCCGTCACAGCGCCCACTCCTGCCTGTAGTCGGGATGGTCGGAGTACGCCGAGGCTAGGTGGCGAAGTGTGTCGGCCAGCGCCTCGGCGTATCCAGCATCCTGCCCACGCACGAACGCACTGATATGACTGCTCGCGCTCGGTGCGCGACGGCATGCCTGCAGGATCGCCCGCTTCGTTGCGACCTCGAGCATCACCCGCGCCGGATCATGGAGGGCGATATGCCGAGCCTCGAACTCCCTCGGGTAACCCTCGCCGTAGACGATGGTGTGCATCCCTAGGCAGTCGACCTCGCCCTCGTCGTCGGCGAACGGGCCGCCACAGACGCCCTGCCCGCCCGAACGCCACTCCGCCGCTCGTTCCGCTGCATACCGAGCAAGCTCGCCGTCCTCGTCGAGACGGGCCTTCAGGAACTCCTCAATGTCAGTCATCCGGCCAGCTCCTTGTAATCGTCAGCCAAGATCATGGTCATGTGCCTGTAGTCGTCGTTGGTCCACGTTGATCCGCAGGAATTGCAGTTGATGACCTCGGAACCATGCCAGCGGCCCAGCTCGCAGTACTCGCACCGCGGGCAGGGGACCGGCATCCTGTCCCGGCCTTGCAGTTCGCCCACGCAGGCCCTCGCCCGCCGACGGAGATCCAGCAGCTTCATGCAGAGAATCGGCCCGTCCAATTCGACGGTGTCGTACTCCTCGCCGCCCTTCTTCCACTCCAGGGCGTCGAACCTCCCGACCTGGGCGAGGACCCGAATGTTCGGCTCGATGATCGCCAACCCAGCTGCCAGCAGCGCGGTGGGTCGCTCATGCTCAGGATTCGACATGTGCAGCACGTCCGCGACCTGCTCGGCGCACCGGTCGACCGTGCGGACGATCTCGACCATCAGGGCGTCGTAGTGCACGTTGATCGGGACGGTCGGTGACGGCGACGGATGCTTCCCCGCTGAGTGCTGCACGGTCCCCATCTCGCCGAGGATGTGATGCAACCGCATGTAGTGACCCCACAGGGTGGAGACTGCCTGCTCGACGGAGTTGATGCAGCTGTCACACAACGTGTTCGCGACCGTCGTGGCCGCAGGGATCCACACTTTGCGGTCCTCGGAGTCGCGTTGCCGCCCCTGGCAGTTGTCGCCGGCACGGCAGATGTGGTCGGTAGTGGATTCAGTCATGGCTAATCACTCCTGCTGGACGGCCGCACCCCTCGAAGGTCGAGCCGCAGTCGCATCGATGCGGTCCGTTGTGATGCGGCCCCAGAACGCACACGCAGGTCTCGCCGCCGTCCTTCCAGACCGGGCCGACCCAGTGGCCGCACTCGCTGCGGGGCATGCATTCCGGGTGCATCCAGTGCCCATCACCATCTGCGTCGCGCCACTGGGTCATGGCGCCCTGCTCGCCGCCGCAGCGCAGGCAGACGGGCTGGTGGTCCCTCGATTCGCTCACCACAGCGCCCCCTGCCCGGCCTCGGCGGCCGCGAGGATCTGCTCGGCGGCGAGGATCCTGTCGCAGGTGTCGGACTTTCGGTTCTTGCGTGCGAGCGTCCGGAGCTCGGCGGGCAGCGCTTCCGCCCACCTGGTGATCTCCGCCCAGGTGAGCGTCACGGTGTGCGCCCGGTCGTCCCGCTTCCGCTGGTGCATGTAATCGCCGGACGTCGTCATGGCGAGACCCCACGAGTACGTCTGGCGGTACACGCCAGCCGCGCGCCACTCCTCGTTGCGCGCGGTACCGCAGCCCTGCATGTCGCGGATGTGCTTGCACCAGTACTCGGGTGCGTCGACCAGGGCGAGGATCAGGAAGGAGTCCAGCTCGCCGAGGAGCAGGCGTTGACTGTTGATGAGGTGCTTGGTCATCGCGTCACCGGTTCCCATGTCCACACGTTGTCGCGGCAGACCGTGACGCGGTATGTGCCGGGTGGTTCGGGTGGTCCGTCGAGCGCGGCGAGCAGGCGGTGGAACCTGCACTCTTCGAGTTCGTTCTCGACACGTTCGCGCAGCGGATGCCGCACGGTGAACTCGTCGGCGTGCAGGGTCACAATGTGCTCGGTTTCACGGACGTCGAGGATGTCGGCGACCGCGGTGGGGTTCGGGCATGTGGCGTTGCTGCAGGCGATGTAGCCGCCGTAGCCTGCGAACAGCGTTGCGCCGCACCCCATCGGGCAGTAGCCCTTCACGTTGATCGTCATGGTCACTCCCTGATTTCGTTGATTCGGTCGGCGAGCCACTCGGTGTAGGTGCGAGTGCTGCCGGGGTAGCGGCGGGTGGCGTACGACGTGTGGTCGCCGCGGATGAGGTACCCCTCGGCGTCGCGGCGTGCCTGGGCGTAGAGACCCCGGATGGCGTCACGGTTGCGCCAGTCGATGGCTATGTCCTGCCATTCCTTCACCCGCAACCGTCGGGTGAGGTCAACACCCCAGCCGATGAGGTTGGCCAGGCTCATCGCTGCGGTCTGGTCGGCGATCGTGCGGAGTGGTGAGCTCCGTGGGCAACAGCAGATGACATCAGCTGGGTCCGAGATCCACCAGCGGGGAAACGCGCGAAGGATGGGTCTCGGGCCCGTGATGCCGTACGAGCCGATCTCGCCTGATGACCCGTACCAGGGAGCGCGTGGGTCGGAGATCAGTCCGACACCACGCACGTCCAAATCGGGATGCTCGCCTCGCGCGACCTCGGCGGCCACGTCACCGGCCAGACCGGCGCCGCCCGAGTACCCGAGCAGTATGACCGGGTTCGGGTCGCGCCGGATCGCGTCGATGACAAGTGGCCGGCCGTGTCGCAGCGAATCGTCGAATGACGGACCCAGCGGCATTGGCACCGGGCCATACGACGCCAGCCACGGCACGTCGACGACTCGGAACCGTGCCGGGTCGAGCAGTCTGGTGACGTTCGTCAGCATCGGCGACGGAACTCGTTCGCCTATGCCGCGGCACTCCAGGACAGAGATCATCACTCACCGCCTTCGAGTTCGGCGCGGAGCTGGTCCTCGTGCTTGCGGTATCTGGCAAGTGCTTCCGCTTTGGTTCTGCCCCCGAAATACTTGTCGCACCAGAGGCATTGCAGGACGTGCCGTCGTCCGAGGGTGCGGTACCCGTCGGCGGTGTCTGCCCACGCGTCGAGGTGACGCTGCGCGTTGTCGATCGCGGTGGCCTGACCCTTACCATCGGCTGTTGACTGATCCGATGGCATGGGGCGCGCGTTCGATTGGAAAGGCTGGTCCTCCGGGGCCGGTAGTAGTCGGGCGTTCACGAGGTCGTTCTCGACAACCTCGGCGATGTGCCTGGGCGACAGCCACGGTGACCGTTCGATCGCGCAGGTGATGACGTCCAGCGCGTCGCTCTGCTCGATGGTGCTCATGCTGCCTCCTGGGCGTGTTCTTCGATGTAGGTGTCGAACTGCTCGTCGGGTTCGGTGTCGAGCTCGGCGGTTGTGCCGCAACGCGCCTCGTGTTGCCAGGTTGTTGTTGCGCAATGGCATCCGGTCACCGCTTCCTCCATTCGCCGGCGTTCGGGCAGTCGACGAAGTGCGGCAGGAACAGTGGGCGGTCGGTGCGGCGTATGGCGGCGAGTTGGTTGCCGCGCATCACCCCTGCGTGCAGCACCCCGCCGATGTGGTCGAGCAGGACGTTGCCGCTCGCGGAGGGCTCGGCGTTGATGGGGATGTGCTTGCCGTGTTGCGTGCGTGCCCACCGGATCGGGGCCTTGCAGGAGCGGCATTGCTCGGTTGGTGGGAGTTGCTCAGACATGGGCCGTCTCCGCGCTGAGTCGCAGCCCTGCCCTGGCAACGTCGTAGGCGGACCGTTGGTGGCACAGCTTGCCTTTCCCTGCGATCTTCAGCTGCCAGCTAGGTGTCCGTCGTTCCTGCGGGGTGACAAGGGTCGGCGGGTAGGTGCCGAAGGGTTGCGACCCGTTCTTGCCGGGTTGCACCTGGAGGGTTGGTACAGGCCAAGCGAATCCGAGGACGGCGCCGAGCACCTCAGCTGTGGCGAGCAGGGCCGTCGGATCGACGGCGGCCCGGCCTTTCATGTGCCATGAGGGGCGGGTGATCGTCTCCACTGCCACCGTCTGCACCTGCAGAGTGTCGAGGAGGCGGTACGCCTGGTTGAGCACCTCCTGGATGTACCTCCGGTCGGCGGGGAACAGGTCGTATTCCGTGGCGACGTCGGCTGAGGCGATTACGTCGCGGCCATCGATGACGCAGATGCCGGTGAACTTGGCGCCGGGGTCGATACCGAGGACCCTCATGGTCGGCCCTCCGCTGCGTCCTGTGCGAGGTACCCGAGCGCAGCAAGTTCGTTGGCCAGCCACTGGATGCGGTCCGGACGGTGGCCGGACCAGTGCTCGGTGCCGGAGTCCAGGCGAGCGATGACGACCGGGGCTGTCAGGTGTCCCAGCTTCTTCATGTCGGCGGCCGCTTCGGTGTCCTCGCTGAGGTCGACAAGCGTGTAGTCGATGCCGGCCTTGTCGAGGTCCCGTTTCGTGGCCTTGCACGGGAAGCAGCCCGGGCTGGTGTAGACGGTGATGGTCATTCGGTGCTCTCTTCGTTGGGGTGGAGCGGCTCCGTGATGTCGCGCTGGACCCGTGCGGTCTCTGCGGCGGTTTCTGGGGCCGGTCCGGTGTGAGTGGCGGGGGAGGCCTTCACGCGGGCGAGGCAGGGGCAATGACGGACGATCGTTTTGCCGTTGTGGGTGAGGGTGCATTTGACGCCCTCCGGTGCCCCGCAGTCGGGGCACGGGATCCGCAGAGCGGAGGCGTACGCGGCTGTCACAACAGCCTTGCCTGTGCACAACTCGAAACCAGGCCGCCGGGAAAAGATTGGTTTCTTCTGGTTTCGGAAGGACTGGGTGGGACTGTGGTCCCACCTTCGCGGTACTGCAGTCCCACCTTTCCGGACCACAGTCCCACCTTTCTCGGATCGAATGGCGGGACTGTGGTCCCAGCTGTGGATGAGTTATCCACAGCCCAAAGGCGGGACTGTGCTCCCACCTTTCGAGGGTGGCTCCACAGCACGGGTGAGATACGGAATCCGGAACGTCGTCGCCCGACCCCGGTACGCGAAGACAGGAGACCCATCACCCTTGAACGCGATCGGCACCCGAGGATCAACCCCGTACGTGGCGAGCTTCCGGATCGACTTCCGCAACCCCTCCTCGGAGATCCCGATACGCCCGGATACTTCGGCAGCGGTGCGCCAACAGGTTCGATCGTCGGCGTCCGCCCACTCAGCGAGCGCGACGAGCACGAGACGCTCCGTCGGACCCATCCACTTCGGGGCGGTGTCGAAGACTTCCTTGACGAGCTGCCAGGCCACATCACTCGGCCTCGCTCTCTGGTGGCTCCTCGCCGAGCGCCGGCTGAATCGCGGTCACGGTCGTCGTGGGCGTGTCCTCATCGGACTCGCGCCCGGCGAACACACCGCCCCCATACCGGAGAAGCCACGCACCGTCCACCGGCACGGACGGGTCGAGATACACGTCGGTGTTCGGCTTGTCCGGGTCGTCGTGATCCCACGCCACCGACGGGGCGGCTGCACCGACCCACTGGTTCCCGATCTGCGCCCGGTGGATCTGGTTGGAGTGCGTGCGGAACAGATGCAGCTGTTCCTTCCGCCGGTTCGCGATCTTCAGGAGCGGTTCGATGCTGGCTGGATTCCAGGTGGTGCGGTTGGTGTTCTCGCGCTCGTCGCCGTCCCCATCGCGCGGTGTTGGGAGTGGATCGCCGTCGATGATGCGACGCAGCCGCGACATTGGGAATGCCTTGGCGTCATGCACCTCGAACTGGAACTCGGCACCATGGTCGAAGAGGGTGGCGGTCTCGACGACGATCACCGTGTTCCCGTCGATACGGATGTCGACTGCATGTCCCTTGTCGCCCTTCGCGAGCTTCTTCAACGCGTCGGCGAGGATCCGGCAGTTCGCCGCCGGCCACAGTGAGACCTGCAGGTCACCGGTGCACACAGTCCACGTGTGTCCCATGACGGCACCGGTGGTGGATGTGCCAGCGAGGAGGGTCGTCTCGTCGGGGTCCTCACCCCAGTGCCCGCGGGTGGTCCGGAGATGGATGCCCCGCCAGCTGTCGGCGGTATCGAGGAGGTCGGTGAGAAGTTCGACGAGGGCCTTGGTGGAGATCGTGATGCTCAAGCGACTGTCCCTTCGGGGCGAGTGACGTACAGCGAGTGGGTGTCGATGGATCCGTCGTCGGCGAACAACACCCAGCCGTGCCACGTGTAGACAGGCGCCTTCGAGGGCTCCTGATGCGGCGACAGAATCCAGCCGAACTCGCGCGCCTTCACCGGGTTCGCATGCACCGAGTCATCACCACCGGTGTGGCAGTGAAGGCACAGCATCAGGTAGTTCGACGGACGCTCACGGTCGGCTGCGCTGCGGCGCAGGCGGTGGTGAAGTTGCAGATCAGTTGCGACCTGGCAGCGCTCACACCGGCCGCCGGCGCGGGCGACAGCGATCGGAGCCGCGGACGTCAGAGCTGCGGCCGCAGCCTCCTTACGGGGCGAGCGGCCGCTGCGTTTCATCCAGGAACGGCGCATCGGGTTGCGTTTCAACGGTGTGCGACGCAGGCTCACGCGGCACCCCCTTCAGCCTCAGCGGCCGCCTGGAGCGCACGCCCACGGTTGGCGACGAGATCGCCGAGGACCGTCGGGTTCCCGTCGCCGTCGAGAGTCGGGGCGCCGAGCATCAACTCGCGGTCGAGTTCGATGTACAGCTCGCGGAGCGTGGTCGGGGTCTGCTCATCGGAGAGCGCGCGGTCCCGGTACTCGGCGACCGTCGGCCGGCGTTCCCCATCTGCGAGCCACTCGCCGACGAGCTCGGCAAGTTCGGCCCCCGGCCGGTCAATCAACTCGCGGGCGAGGAGCGGAAACCGGGTCTTGCTTACGGTGAGTGCGTTCCGCTCGTCGAGGTCGCCGACGATGTCGAAGTCGTGCTCGACGCCGTCCCGCTGAATCGGCTTCAACGCGACGCGGCGTACCTCTTTGCGGCCGTGCTCGTTCACTTCGATGACGTGCTCGACTTTCGAGCGGAGAGTGACGATCACGTGACCGGGGTACGTGAGGAGCGCCTCGATCATCCGGCGTTCCTCGGGACGCACCTCTTTCCAGCCGGAGTTGTACGGGCCGGACCGTCCTCGGCGGTCAACCTGCTCGAGCATCCCGTCGGCGCCCTCCCAGTAGCTCGACCACGTGTCGAGAACAAGGGCGTCGTATTCGCGGCCGGAGGCGGTCCCGAGGATCTCGACGAGCGAGTTCGGGGAGAACGTGGACGCCTTGAGTGTGTCGAACGCCCATCCGTTCACACCGGCATACCAGGAAGCGGAACCATGTTGGGTGTCGACGACGGCGACACGTGAGCCGAGGCTGTGTGCGAGGGCGAGCGCCGTGTATGTCTTCCCGGAACCAGGGGGACCACACAGCAGTATCCGGGCGTGGCCTGCTGCTCGGGTTGCTGGGGTGAACTCGACGATCATGGTCGGGCCCCCGATCCGTGGATTCGAGTGCTCTCCGGTAGGTAGTCGGCGACAATCTCATCGGTCAGCAAGATCCAGGTATCAATGACCGGGATCGGTGTCCACCAATGCATTTCTCCGTCGTGTCCGGCGTAGACGACGTTGCAGTCGATGAACCGCGGCGGTCTCGCATCGGTCCGGTGACGGACCAGCTGGACGCCGGTCGGACGGGTTGGAGGTTCGGCCTGTCCGGTGAGGGTGTCGGGCAGCGACCACGACCCGCCCAGCGGTGAAGTCTTGGAGGAATCGTTCATGTCACAGCCCCTGTTCTGCGTAGAAATCGGACAGCTTCACCGGCGACCAGTACCGGTCGAACTTCTCCCGGTTGGTGTCGCTGATGCGGTCGAGTGGGTCGCCGGGGCACTCGGCCTGTGCGACACCGCTGGCGAGGGTGATGCGGGCGCACCCGGCGTGGTAGGAACCGTCTCGGGTTTCGCTGCCGGCCACCTTGATCCACGTTGATAGGCCGGTCATGCGCTCGGCGATCGTCGCCTCGCCAGTCACCCGCGGCAGTGTGCGAGCCAGTTCCTTGCCGAGGTCAGATCGAGTATCTGGAACCCACACACCTGTTCTTCGGTGGAACTTCCAGCCCGGAAAAATCGCGTCTGTCACGCGGCGTGCGTAGGTGGTGTCATCGCCGTCGAGCGGGAAGTAGCCGCGCATCGTGGCGCCCTCGCCGTAGAAGGCTGCCAGCTTGCGGTCCTGATCGTCCATCGGATGCTCAGCCGCCCAGGCGTCGCATCGCGAGGTGAAGGACAACCAGTCTTCTCGCTGCTTCTCCAGTGCTGCGAGGAGGTCAGGAGCAGTGCTGCGGTAGACGTGTGTCGGCCTCATTCGCCGCCGCCGATCGCGACGAGCTCGCGGATGTCGAGGATCCCGAGTCGCCACAGCTCGGGGATCAACGTCGGTGCGGTCTTGGCGTCTGGTCGAACCTGGAGGACGGAGTCCTTCGTGACGAAGTCGACGCCGTCAGGGATCGGGCCTTCGCCCCGGCCGGCGAGGGTGATTGCGTCGTTCGCCCAGCCTGGGGCGGCGACCCGAACTTCCTGCACCAGATGTGGGGCGTGCTTTCGCAGCACCTCGGCGACCTTCTCGTCGTCGCCGAAGCGGTACTCGGCCACGGTGTTGTCGCCCATGTTGTCGACCACCCACGTGTCGAATGCCTTCTGATCGACAACCTTCAGTTCCGGATCCGGGTCGGTGCGGGTGACCGAGCCGAGCTTGATGCTCTCGCCATTGAGTTGCACACGGGCGGTGACTCGATCCCCGGGCTCCATGACATGGAACTGGGATGCCCGTCGGATGTCGGTGGCGTCCTTGATGTGCTTCTGCAGCACACCAAGTGCGATCAGTTCGACGGTGGTGTTGTGCTCGCTCATACAGTTTCGCTTTCTAGTGAGGTGACCAGCACGGACTCGGGGTGAAGCCCGCCATACACGTGCTGCCACTCGTTGTGGATGTCCTGTTGGAAGCAGTCGATGCGCACCCTGTTGCCCTCGCGGGTGACGCGGACCTTGTTGTGGCCGTCGATGTGTTCGCTCATGAGGCCACTGCCCGGTCTCGAACTACCTGCCGCTGCGAGATGCCGAGGCGTTCGGCGATCTCGTGGGCGGCATGCCCGCGCGAGGTGAGCTCGGCGACCTGCTCGATCCGCTCAGCCCGAGCGGAGGCGGATGTCCAGGCCGCGCGGATGGGCTCGGCGGCCGGGTCGTCGATCGTGTCCTCGTCCCACTCCATCGGCAGAGCCCACCCAAGCCGGGATGCTCGGCGACGCGAAGCATCCGACGGACCCGGAATCAGCTGGAGTTCCGCGAACAACGCGGCCACATCCTTCGCCCGCTGCGCGGTGCACCGGGACCGGTGGCCCAAGATCAACCGGCCGAAGTTGCCCGGCACCATCTCAAGTCGGGCCGCGAGCACGTCCTGCGTCCACCCGGCGGCGACGAGCGCCTGCAGACGCCGCATCGATCCTGTGGCGTCCACCCGAGTCGAACCCTCGGCGACCGTGAACGCCGCGTGCGGGACGGGCACACCGAGCACACTGTCCCGGAAGCTCGTCGATACCTTCCGTGACGGGGGAATCCCCTGTCCGCTTCGACCGCGGATCAGCGCTGAGAGCTGACTGCGGTTGACGTCGGCGAGTCTTGCGATGGTGCGCTCGCTCATACCGGCCGCTTGCAGCGCCGCCACGTGAGCGCGGACGGCGGTCGCATCGACGTAGGCCGAGTCGAACCGGCCGTACAGGTGCTGACGTTTGCGCCAGGTCTCGTAATGGGACTTGCACCAGCCGCGGCGAGTGGCCTGATTTGTGCAGCCTTGGCGTGAGCAGATCATCGGCTCACCTCATGCCCCTGATCTGCTTGCATCGGGTGGGCGATGAGGTACGCGACTTCGACACAACCACTAGGCAGAGAAACCTCGAGCTTCGCTGTCGCGCAGCCACGCCGGGCTCCCGCCTCATGCAGGACCGGGGCGACCTCGCACCACACGCTGAAGCTGTCGAGCTGGCCGGCGTCGTTGATCGCGTCGAGGAGATCAGAAAGGATCTCGGCGGGGGCGCTCATCGCCGCACCACCGGGATCACGCCGAAGTAGGCAAGAGCGACGTACGTGAACACTGCGATTGACAGGAGGGCTACGAGCCGGACGCCCCACTTGGCGATCCAGTCTTCGAGCCTGTCCCAGAAGCTAGGTTCGGGCGCGTCGTCGATCGCCGCGGCGAGTCGGTCGAACAGGTCCGGCGTTGGTGGGTATGGCTTCGCCAAGGCGATAGCTTCGTCGGCGACGTGGTCGAACTCGGCATCAGAGACCGCGGGACCGGGCTGCTGCAGCCACGTTGCCCTGAGGTCTCGACGAACCTGATCGTAAATCGGCGTCGACATGAAATGCGCGGTCAGTTCGTCGGCACCGACCACGAACCGCTGAGTGGCGACGCCGCGCGCGGCCTGGGCCCGACTGATCTCGTCAGCGCGCTCGGCACTGACCATTCCGACGCCGTCGACGAACACCTGATCAAATGAAACGGACATGCGAATCCCCATTCGTGACAGAAGGTTTGAAGACTTGAAGCCGGTGGCGGCGGGGTAGCACCCACTCGCCGCCACCGGAGAATGCGGCGTTACGACGCCCAACGGGACTCGCCCGGACGCCTCGTATGCGACTTCTCGTAGGCGGCCACGGCCGAAGCCGGTATCCGCACCGTTCGACCGACGCGCATCGATGCGATCTCGCCGGACTTCGCGAGTTCCTGGGCTTTGCGGATCGACACTTCCCACCGCTCCGCCAGTTGGCGTGGAGTGAAGTACCGCTTCTGCTTTTCGGTGTCGCTCATTCGAACTCACCGCCGCTCACCCGAGAGTCCGCGTCAACCAACTCGGCAAGGAACGCATCCTGGACTTCGGAGTAGCGGTCGACCAGGACCCGGGCCCGTTCGGTGTGTGGGACGTTGGCGAGTGCGACGTCGAGGTCGCCCGCGTACAGGTCAGCCATTGCCGCCGCCTTCACCTAGGGTGGTGACGCCAGAATCAACACTCGGAGGGGGAACTGAATGGCAGCCGACGCTCGACTTGATGACCTCGCTCGCAGAATCGACGCGGTCCCTGACTCGCTCACCGGAGTGAAGTCGATCTACCAGGCCTTCCATACCCTCGCGTCGAATAACTCGCGACCCGCCACTGCCGCCGAGATGATCGGCGCCATGACCGAGGGGCTCGACGAACTCGACAAGCGACTCTCTTCGGGTGAGCACCTCAAGGGCTGACCCCGAGTCGTCACAATCAGCTGCTGACGCTGTCGTGCCGACCGACCGGTCTCCTACTGTTGAGCTACGACCAACAACAGAAGGAGAAACCTCTTGAGCAGCATCAGGGACCTGAAGGCTCTGTCGATCCCAGACGAGTTCCCCGTCTCGGCCGCCATCAGGGATGAATTCATTCAGAACGTTGAGCAGGCAGGTGGCGAGGCGTTCAGCGCAGTGGGTCTGGTCGCCCCCCTGATGCTGGCCGTCATGCGTCTTGAGAGTCGGCTCGTGGAGGCGGAGGACCGGATCAGGCTCCTCGAGGGCAACGGCAAATCTGCTGTCGACGGTGGAGCCGCCAACGATCGGAGCGGGAAGGTCTGGTAGCCAAACTCTTCTGATCTCCTCACGCACGATGGCTCGCACGTCGTCGTGCGTGAGGGGCTTCTGCTTCGGCTGCGGCAGGACGACCAGCCCCTGATCGGCGAGACGCTGTAGGGGATCGGAGGCCGCTTCCGTTTCGAGTTCGCGGTGCATCTCCTCGTGCGCGTCGATGTCCTGACGCAGCTCGTATTCGTCTTCGGCGGTCTCTGGGTGGGAACCGGCGATCCCGAAATCGCAACTCGCGCAGCTGTAGAGGATCATGCTGCACCGCCGACAATGGCGGGCGACTGCGCGAGACGCTTCCGAAGAAATTCGACGCCCTTCGGCAACACGTACGCCGTCGCGGTCGGAACCGTCTCACCGGTCCTTCTATTGACGTAGGTGCCCGGAATAACCTTGAAATGGTGGGCGTACCGCTGATACGGCAGGTTGTTTCCCTGCAGGATTCCCATCCGGCGTAGGTCCCGCATCATCACGTTGCGGCCCCACCCGATGATCCGAGAGACGGCCTGCATTGAATAGCAGCCGTCCGCGTCCATCAGTTCGTCGTAGAACTCAGCCTTCGGCTCAAGCTCGGCGATCTGCACATCCTTCGCGGCGATCATCGACTGTGCCTCGAGAACTGCGTGCGCCAGGAGTTCGGCGCCCGACAGCGCGGGAGCAGTCGCGGTCTCCGCCTCGCGGGTCTTGGTCGCGAAGTACGCCTGCGCGGCCGCGATCTCCGGCATGCTTGGGTCGCCGTTCATGACGGTCAGGTAGGCGCCGAACCGCGACAGCGAGTAGTCCTGTCGCGGGCGTCCGCCCCCCAATGGTTTTTCGGTGATCGCCGAAAAACTCGCGGCAACATCGTGGCCGCTGTTCCGTGCCGAGGCGATAGCACGCTCGACGATCTTCGCGAAGTCTTCCCAGCGCGAGTACGCCGTCGCCGCCTGCAACTGACGGGCGGACCATCTGTTGCCGGGGAGCATCAGTTCGTCAAATGGCGAGCGTGCCGTAGTCTGAATCGCAGACATCTGATCTCCAATCTGTGTCTTGGCCCTCGTCCTGTGTCCGCAGGCGAGGGCCTTTTTCATACGAGTGAAACAGTCTTTGATTTGCCACATCGCTGCGCAGTAATTGTCACCTGGACGTCAAAAAGGATCTCGACAGGTACACCGAGCGCCTCCGCTATGCGGTTGGCGGTCTTGGGTTCACAGCTTCGGCGCCGATCAGCAAGTAGGTGATCGATAAAGCTGGGGTGAACGTCGACATATCGGGCGAGCTTTCGCGCCGACATCTTCTTGTCGTCCTCGGGGCCAACGAACGCGCGCAGGATGCCTGGACTCTTGAGCTTCATCCAAGTTCCTTTCGGCCAGCGTCGGTACGGGGTCGTCATCGTGCTTCTCCAGTCTGCTTTGTAGGCGCCTATCTGTCAACTAACAAGCATCAATGTAGCGCCTACCAGTAGGCAGCTGTCAAGTGGTACCGGCGTGGCGTTTCCGCAGCCAGGGGGAATGGGGCAAAGTAGGCACCGTCAATTGGTAGGCATACAACCGCCACCGACCGGCCCAAAGCTGGTAGGAGGGTAGTTCGGAGGATCTGTTGCAGGGATCGGGCGATCCAACGCAAGCTTCAGCGGTGCCCACACTCGCCGATCTCATCAGTGCCCGAAAGTCGGAGCGCGGCTGGTCGTACCAGCAGCTCGCCGGACGGGCAAACGATGTGGTCTCGAGGCAGCGCTGGCAACAGCTGGGCACTGGCGTTCGGATCAAAGAGTTCCCGGAACCCACGACCATTCAGGCCATCGCCGATGCACTTGAAGTCGACGTGACCCTGGTGGTGTTGAGCGTGGCGCGAAGCATCGGCTTTGCGGTACGCACCCAGGACTCTTCTCTTGCGGCGATGTTGCCGCCGGGCGCCGACGAACTGAACGAAGAGCAGCGAGACGCTGTGCTTGCAGTAGTGCGAGCCATGGCGCCACGTCGGACGGCAGGAGTCGCCAATGACACGAACCAGAAACCGGGGACGGAAGCGAGCGGCCAGGAGCTCGGCAGCTCAGGCCGCGGCGCGGAAAGCTCAGGAGCCCCCATGAAGCTCGCGGTGGAATCCCGGCATCTCTCCTCGGCGTCGAAGCCGGAGCCGACGCCTGAGCAGCTCGCGGAACTGGCCCGCGTACAGAAGGATTGGAAGGACCGAGTCAAGCCCACAGAGTGGACCCTGAACGATCAAGGTCAGGTCGTTGACCGTCACGGCGTGCCTCCGTTCGACGAATCCAAGATGCTCGCGGCACACCGGATCCCCGACGAAATGGCAGGCGTGTACCCGCCAGAGGTTGAGGTGGAGCCAGACCAGGATGGCCCGGAGTTCGGAGCATGAGCGCAGAGGTCGAACCTTCCAGTGAACCCACGACTGAGGTCGAAAACCAGGACTGGATCGCCACGGTTGGGCATCGTCCGAAGCCTGATTTTGTTCCGGAATTCGGGGCTGAACTGGCTGAAATAACAGTTGGTGCCTGCACTCCCGGAAACGCAAGTGCAGTACGGGTAGCGAAGACGATTCGCGCCGACCTTGTTGCCTTGATGTCGCGCGCACACAAAGGGTCAGTTCGACGAGGGCAAAATGGGGACCTCGATGAGTACGAGTACCCGGTTTCCATCGACCGGGATCCGATCGGCGAACTGCGGCATCCCACAGATAAGGAGAAGCACATCGGTACCTGGCAGTACCGGATCTACTTCGGTGCACCCTCCGAAGACACTGATGTGCTTGTGTGGCTGCTACCGGGGCGAAAGCAATCAAGCAAGTACGACCCAAACTGGTTCGTTGTTCAGAACGGCCACATAGCTTCGGCCAAGGACCGGATGGCTCGCTGGCGCACCGAATGGGCGGCCCGACGCTTCCCATAGAAGTCAGTTGCGGTTAACCTCAACTCATGACTGACTTCGAGGATCTCGCTCGTGACCTTGGGATCGATCTTGACGATCCCGAGGAGCAGCTGGCGCGCGACCTTGCAGAGGCCGACGACAATCTGTTGGAGGACTTGGTCGCGTTACGTCACCGCCGCGGGCTGAAACAACAGGACATCGCTGACGCCATCGGTCGACATAAGTCTTCGGTATCGAACTTCGAGCGCCTCGGTGCCGATCCTCATATGTCGACGATTCGCAGGTATGCGGCAGCAGTTGGCGCTCGGGTCCGGCATATCGTCGAGCCGGTCGACGGCCTGGAGCACACATGCGATGGCACAAACTTTACGGAACACGTTGAGAGTGAGCTGCGACCGTCGGAACCAACCAGTCGTTGGCAACGTGATGCGATTGCGTCATTGGTGGTCAAGTCGGGAGAACTTCTGTCGCTCGGCTCCGGCGCCTTTGTTCCCATTGGCGCCGGCACACCAAAAAGTAGCTGGCAAAAGGTTGAAGGAGTCAAAATTCGGATTCAGTCAAAGCCGAGGTCGCAAAGCGCGCATGCGGCTGGGGTTTCGTAGTGCCGAAGTCTAAGGTGCGAGCTCAATCGAAGACTCACCGGGCGACAGCTGGCAATCAGAGAAAGTCAGTCCGCAGGCCTGCTGTTTCGATCCGGCTTGATCGGATCGAGACATGGCGGGTAATTGCCGACCGTTGGCGCGATCACGAGGATGCACCCGACTGGTTCAGTGGCGAGTCGGGATTTGGAAACATCAGCGTTTCGCCCGAATCGGATAGTCAAGTCGCCGTAGCCATCGAGTTTCAATCACGGGGCGAGGGAAACGTCGCTGTCCTTGTCGAACAGGTGGCTTTCTACGACATCGCAGACGGTGATGGGGCGAGAGTTGACGATACGATGTCATTTCTAACTACCGTGGGGCAAGACGCAGCGACGAACATCGCAAACCAGGCCATCGTCGATATTGCTCCATTCATGCGCGAAGCTGTTTTTAGCATTACCCACCGTATTAGCCCTGAGCCACTTTTCCTCGACGGCGCGCCCGCGTTGCTGCCTGTTGGAAGCCTGAAGAAGATGTAGCTGGATACGAAGTTCGCGAGTGGCCACCGACGTCCGCAGGCCGTGGTCGACCCCTGCTGCGACGCCTTGGTGGGAGGGGTGGTCGCTCGATTGTGATCCACATCATCGAACATTTGTTCGCAAATTCCTAGCGAACCACTCGGTCGGCTTCGTATGGTGCCGTCATGCCCATCTACAACCCGTGGCGGCAACTCCGAAATATGTTCCCGCACGTAACAGTAACGACGCACCAGGCGTTGCCCGCCCTTTTGCAAGGTGCACTGTCGCGAGACTGGATCTACATCGACCGCAATCTCGGGCAGGCGGGCAGGCGGTGCACCCTCGCCCACGAGCTGGTTCACCGAGAGCGCGGCACCGTATGCGCACCCGACCGGTACACGCGCGAAGAGCAGGCCGTCGATGAGATCGCCGCGCGTCGGTTGATCACGACAGACCGGCTGGTTGATGCGCTGCTGTGGACCGGGTCCCGGGCCGGCGTGGAGGCGGCAGACGAGGTGTGGTGTAACGCCCACATGCTCGGCGTGAGGGTTCGCACGCTGACAGCCGATGAGCGCGCACTTGTGGCGAAGGAACTGCAGAGAAGGCAACCGTGGTGAAACGCGACGAACCCCGTTGCCAACTGGTGACGTTGGAGGATGGAACCCAAGCCCTTGTTCGATTCGGGCTGACCGAAGGCCGGAGCCGCAACTCTCAGTGGGACGCTGAGGTAGAAGCGCGGGACCCCGAAGGTCATGAATGGGGTGCATGATCAACGCCAGTAAAAGAGAAGCACCCCCGCGCTCATAGGAGGTGAGCGCGGGGGCGAGGCGAAACCAGTGGCAGTTTCAAGAAGGAGGGTACCAATGTTGGATCACCGACGACCTGCCAATACCTCGCGCGCGACGGCACGCTGATGGGGCATGTGCAGACCCGGGAGCGCGGCGGGAAGAAGCGATATGTCGCTCGCTATGTCGGTCTCGACGGCAACGAGCATACGAAAACCTTCGACAGGAAGGGCGACGCTGCCGACTGGCTGAACGAGAAGGAAAGCCGGGTTCGAACGGGGGAGTGGATCGATCCGAAGCGGGCGAAGATCACTGTCCGCGAGTGGTGTGAGGAATGGTACTCGGGCCGGACAGGCATCGCCCCGGCAACACTCCTGCAGTACCGCACGATCCTCGACCTCGACGTTCTGCCGGCATTCGGTGACATGCCACTCCGCGCGCTGACGCCGTCACAGCTCCGAACATGGGTGGCGCAGCTGACCGGCGCACGTCCGTGGGCGCCAGGCCTGAAGCCGATGGCGTCGTCGACCGCGACGACCAGGCGGATGATCTTCGGATCGATCCTGAAATCAGCGTTCGAGGAAGGGCTGCTGCCGCGGTCCCCCATGATCGGGGTGCGACCACCGCAACGCGACGTTGAGATTGAGCCCGTCGACCCCGATCTGCTGCCAACGCCCGGCGAAATCTGGTCGCTGTACGAAGCAGCGCCGCCGGTTCTCTGTGAGGCGATCATCGTGGCCGCAGGTTCCGGCCTACGCCAGGGCGAACTGCTCGGCCTTCGCTCCCGCAACGCCCGTATCCTCCGCAGGGAACTGGAGGTCGTCGAACAGGTCCGTACCGACGGGCCCGGCGAACCGGTATACGTGCCACCTAAGACACCGCGGGCGCGGCGCCGGATCCCAGTCGGCGACGAGGTATGCCTGGCGTTCGCGCGACACCTCGAGCAATGGCCGGCCGAGTCCGATCAGGCTGTGTTCCGGACAAAGGCGGGGCGAAGATGGCGGCGAACCACGTTCGCCGCGGCGTGGGGAGGCGCGAAGGAGAAGGCCGGCATCCGGGACTCGCTCCGCTGGCACGAGCTGCGCCACTTCTACGCCTCGACACTGATCTCCGGTGGCGCGTCGGTGCGCGAGGTAATGGACAGGATGGGGCACGCTAGTGCAGAGGAAACTATCCGGCGGTACTCCAGGCTTTGGCCGGACCGCGAGGAGACGACCCGCACGATCGTCGACGCTGCGTTGAGGTCCGGCATACCCCGTAGGGGTACTGCCCAAGGTGCAGGTTCCGCCGAGTGA